GAGCATTGTAAAACTAAGGAGGAATAGTTATGGCAAGAATTTGGTTAGCCGTAGATAAAGACGGTGCAGAAAAGATTTTTAATGTAAAGCCGTTCAGAGGTAATACACAGGAAGATAGAGACCGTGTATGGGGTGGTACATACGTTTGCGAAAATTACAAAAAGTGGTATCCTGAACACGATGGACGTGATGAAGATACAGGTAATGCCTATTATCTGGGATATTCAATAGAATTGCCTAAAGGTACTATTAACAAGCTCATCGGAAGAGAGTTGTCTTGGGGCGATGACCCAGTAGAACTTAAATAAGAATAGTTATGGTTAAACCTTACAGAATCAAACATAAGGCTAGTGGGTTATACTATCAGCCTGCAAGCAATCATAATAATCTTACCAAGAATGGTAAGGTGTATATGACAAACAACTCGCTATTGATGTTAAATAATAGCTACGATTATATATCTATTAGTGTTAGAAAAGGCACGAGGGTACATAATATTTTAGAAAAGTTAATGCCATTAAAAGGCGTGGAAGAATTCTTTGGAAAAGCGGTTTATTATCGTGTTCCAAAGAGTGAATTTGAAAAAGAAGAATTATAGCTTATGAAATCAGAAGATATTAAGTTTAAGGCAAAGTCGCTCAACTCAGGGGAATGGGTTGTTGGTGATTTACTTCATCGTATTACAGATACCTGTATAGCAACTAAGGATATGGATGATATTGTATATTATCCTGTTGATCCTTCTACTATCTGTCAGTTTACAGGAAGATATGCAGAGGATTATACACCTATCTATGAAAGTGATGTAATCGAATGTACATACTTCGATGAACAAGATAATGATACTCATGTAACAGGTGTTGTAGCTTGGGAAGAAGATGTTTGGGGCTTTGTTCTGAAAGAGTATATGTTTGAAAATTTAAATGTAGGAAATCGTTATAGAGGTGAAGAATATATAATATTACCATGTACTGACGATACGGAAAGTGTTATTAAAGTTATTGGCAATAAATTCGATAAGGAGAAGTAATTATGCTTGGAGATATTATTCTTACCATTAAGAAATGGTTGAAACAAAACATAATATGCGTGCATGATTATAATTACATGTATAGTTCTTATAATGGTGAATATCATGCTTGGCTTGAATGTACTAAATGTGGAAAAATAAAAAAGATTTAATTATGGCAAAATACAAAGTAGGTGATATATTCATCAATCATAATGATGGTAAGATATTACAAGTGTGTGAAGGATGCTGTGGGGAAGAATGCTGTTATTATGATTGTTGTTGTAAGACATTTCCTTTTTCTGAAAATATAACTTGTGCATCTTTAGTAGGTATGCCTAATCATATCAAAGAACTTCCTTTTCTTCCACCTGGTACTAAGGTTAAGATAAGAAAGAATTTAAAGGTAGGAACAGAATATGAGAAATATACTTTTGTCGAGAAGATGAAGCAAAATAAAGAAGTTACAATTGAAAGGTATTTTGCTTCTCACAAAGCTTATAGTGTAGCTGAAAATGCTTGTAATTACACTCTTAAAATGTTCGACCAAGTAATTAATGAACCAAAAGAAAGCAACAATATGGAAACAAAAGAAATTAAAATCAAAGTTCCTGAAGGATATGAGATAGATAGAGAAAACTCAACCTTCGAGTGTATTAAGTTGAAGCCTATCAAGAAGCTTACTTATAAAGATGTGGCAGAAGAACTATTTTTCGAAGGACTGTTTGCAATTGATTTTAATGGTGAAATTAGACATGCAAGTTCATCATCTAATTCACAATGTGATAGAAACAACGCCACCAACAAAAAGCAGCTTGAAAGACTCTTGGCTCTAAATCAACTTCTGAATATTGCTGAGTACTATAACAGGAAAAGTCCTAAAGAGGGAAATAAAGTATATTGTATAAACTTTGACGAAAGAAACAAAACCACTGAATATTTCGTAGGTGAATATACAAGACCAATGATTGCACGTGGTTTAATTCCAATGTTCAACAGACGTGCAGATGTTAGTGCTGTCATTTATAATCCAAACTTCAAGGCGATACTTGACTTAGTATATAAAGGCGATGAAGATTAGATTAGCAAGAAAGATATGGAATAGGCAGGTAGGTAAACTGTCTCCATATTGGTTCAACAAGTTTTTAATAACAGACAAGTGGGATAGTCGACTTACACAAGCTTTAAGAAAAGTTGTGAAATGGGAGTCTAATAACTTGCATCGTAGATTAGAAAAATCTGTTCGCATCACTCCTTATCAAGCGAAGAAGCTTAGGCAAAGAGTAGAGTTAATGACCTATTTGACCGACTGTATAAATGTTGGAAAACAACAAATAAAGAGCTATGAAACATAGATTAGCAAAGAAGATAATGAGAGCCTGCAACGGATGCGTTCCTTATCTGCAACAGATACTATGTAGGGTTGACATCTCAAAAGAGCTACCTAAGCTTAAGCAATACTGGGAGCCAAGATGGGCGTTGCGTATTGCTATTGACCATGGCAGGTGTGGAAGAAAAGACCACCGAATAACAAAGGCTAAGGTTTTAAGTTTAAGAAAAAATAAAAGAAGATTATGAACAAAACAAAGAAATATCAAATAACGCTTACTGAGGAGCAACTAATGCTGATGGCTCGTTGCGTAGAGGATTGTAGCAGGTTCGCAGCAGGACAGACGGAACTTGGCAACACTCTTCTATTTATAGACAAATATCATCACTTTGAACTGTGTAGGAATCTTCAAGACTTACAACCCTTAGTTACTCCAAGTTTAGGTCGTGGAGCAAGTTATGGATGGAATGGAAGTAGCTGTCCAAACGAAGAGCAACGCAAGTTCATAGCTCAATCTTACTATCTATACCGAGAGATTTATCATCAACATAATCTCGCAGAAGGAATAGACAATGTGTACACTTCCGAAACATTACATTGTAAGGATAGTGGCGAACCAATTCAAATAAAAGTAATAGACGATGGAACTAACGAAAAAAGATAAACGGCATATCGAAGAAGAAGTTAGAAAGCTTCAATTCCGTATTGGTGCAGAAAGCAGAGAGTATGCAAGACTATACGAGAAAACATACCTTGAAACTCTCAAAAAGGAGATAAGCGGAAGGATAGACGCTATCGAACAATACAATAACGCTATGTTAAAAATTAGTGAACCAAACAAAACAGAATAGCTATGATTGAAAATTTAAAAGTATCTTACACCAAAAACTCTGACTTGCATGTTACTCTCGAACCTGTAGCAGAAGTAGGACAGAATCTCCCTTACGAACTTGCAGCACTCTTTGCGCAGATTATAGAGGATAGTCAAGTGAATAGGGAGTTAGTGCTAAAGGAATTAATAACCAGTTTGTCTTACGATGTTGAATTTGAACCTGATAAAGATGGTGAATAGAATAGTCTGGGGAATAATCTTCCTCGTAGCGTTGGCAGTCTACGTGATTGCATTTATCCCGATGTTGATTATCTTCTTCGTAACAGGCAAGAAATGTATGAGAGTTTACGAAGAAGGAGTTATGTTTCCGATAATGGATAATCTCTTTAAGGATTAAAGCTTATGGAAAAAGACGAAAGATGTTGTGGAAATTGTGCCACCTTCTCTAACGAAGATACAAATGGCGTTGGGTGGTGTGATAAGAAGAATAAACTACGCTCTTGCTATCAATTTTGCAAAGAACATAAATTAAGACAGGAAAGAGAGGTGAATATAAAAGAAGAATATATCGCACAAATAGCAAAGGAATTGACAGAATACATGGACTGGATGAAAGATTCCAGTGCAGTAAATGCCGATACATTGGATGAACTAATAGAATATAGTGGCGATATTTACGAAGTTGTTCTCGATATACATCTCATTAATGGCGATGTCGTGACACTAAGAAATGAATGTGTAGACGGGTTTGAGAAAAAGCAATATGCAGGAGCGGAATTGTTTTGCGATTTAAGCGATGGTAATATCATAGTTGAAATTTATGGTTATTCGCCTAAATATCATTCTATCCGCATACCACTAACATCTATATGTTGGATGGACGCTCATACTGAGAATATTGACTGGCAAGAGTATAAACTAAAGAAAGAAAATAGTGGAAAGATTAATAAAGGTAATGGATAAGTATTTGTCCGATGCCAAGAAACAGGTTCTTACCCTCACCGTCAGCAAGGAATGGTTCGATATGATTTCTGATGGCAGAAAGACAGAAGAATACAGAGTTCCTAAGAAGCATTGGATAAAACGCTTGCTTATCGCTAATAGTGATAGTACAGACATGAAGCTTTGGGCAGGAGCTGTAGATGGGCGAGTAGATATTATTCGACAGTCTATCCGTACTAATTTTGTGAGTATCAAACCTTACACCCACGTTCTCTTCATCAACGGCTACCGTAAGGATAGCCCACGCATTAAAAAGAAGATTGAAAGTATTATCATTGGTAAGCCGAAGAAAGGAATGTGCCCCGACAAATGGTTAGATACAGAGTTTTTTATTATTAAGTTTAAATAATTATAAAAGATAAAACAAAAATGGAAAAGAAAGATTTAACATTAGATGAGTATCAGCAGTTAGCTTTAGAGACTGCTACTTATCCTAACCCTATCATTTACCCAACATTGGGTCTCACAGGAGAAGCAGGGGAAGTTTCCGATAAGGTTAAGAAAGTGTTGCGTGATAACGATTCTGTTTTTACAGATGAAAAGAAGTTGGAAATCGCAAAAGAAATTGGTGATGTTCTATGGTTTTGCGCAACACTCTCACACGACCTTGGGTATAAGCTTAGTGATATTGGCAAAATGAATTATGAAAAACTTCATTCTCGACAGATACGAGGTAAGCTTCATGGTAATGGCGATAATCGTTAGCTTATGGGGAAAAAGGAATGTAGAACTCTGGAATAAAGTCAAAGAGCTGTACCCAACAATGTCTGCTAAGGAGATTAGTCGGCTTCTTGGCGTTTCCTACCCTAATGTATGGCGCATAGCTAAATGCCTTGGATTATCACATGATGGGGAAACACAAAAAAGAATAAACAAGAAGCGTTTGCAAAACCTAAAGACTGGTAATAAAAGGGTCTTTACATCCGAGGATAGAGCTAAACTCAGCAAGTCGCAAAAGAAGCTATGGGGATTGGAACGTACACGATTGATATATGGAATGAAGCAAAAAACTAAGCATCACATTTCTCTCGTTCCTCGAAGAGTTGCACAAGCAATGTACAATCTTCGTGTAAGACGTAAATACTTCTATTCAGACTTTAATAGCCTTACACTATATTACGACTCGCTAACAGACAGGAGTATTGACGAACAATATTATATCAATAAATATGGACTAAAATTTAAAGAAGCATGAAGTATTATAAGTATAACATTAATGAATTTATCTTTGGACATATAGAGTATATAACTCCTTGTCCTAATGAGTTGATTTCAAAAACAGGTGTAATTATGAAAGTTGGAGGTCTTGGCTGCCAGCAATGCCCATATCATCGTGGGCGAAATACTAAGAATAAAACTGTAGTATGTATATATACATAGATATATAAAAGTAAAGCGTATCAATGATACGCTTTACTTTTACAATTTATTGTAGAGGACATAATCTATTACCTTTCTATTCGCTTCATCTATCAGTTTTTGGTCTTTCTTAATATAAATAGCAGTTATTGTATGTCCGTTTTTATGTCCGAGGCAATCTGCAATTATATCTACGCTTATACCTATCTCATATGCTATTGTTGCAAAAGAATGACGTGCCCAGTACATACTTATTTTTGGAAGACCAAGGCTTTCACTAATTAGAGCTAACATTTTGTCTATAAGTACACCATAATTCTTATAATGTCTATCTCTGTCGAATCCTTTAAGTAAATGCTTCTCACCTTTGTATTTCTCGAAGATTTCTAAGGCTTCGGGTTCAACTTTAATGTCATACAATGTACCTGTCTTAGCTCTTCTGTAATGTATGCGTCCATTTTCTATTTTTTCCAACCTTGATAAATCAACAATATTTATACCCATTAGGTAGAAGATAAGAAAAAATAAATCTCTATATTGTTCTCTTATTCTTGATAGCTTTGCATCGTGCAACAGTCTTAGTTCTTCAACTGTTAATGCTCTCTTTCTAGTTTCTTCTTTTTTCCAAGAATAATTAGCGAATACATAATTTTGTATCAATCCCTTTTTGCGAGCATAATTAATAACTGAACGAAGTTGCTGCAATCTTAGAGCGATGGTGTTTTGAGCATTATGTTCTTGACGCATATGCGTAACAAAACCATTTAACCACTCTATATCTATGTCTTCTAACCTTAATGACTCGTAATCGCAATATTTCTCCATCCTTTTTTTTAATAAGGTGTAGACTTCTTTTGTAGAAGCTTTTTCTTTCGTATCTAAAAATGCTTCAAATTGCGTAGAAAATAGATGCTCTTTATATTCATTCTCGCTTTCTTCATTTGAAAGGTACATTATCAGCTTCTTATTACTAAAATATCTCAGTTTGCCTTCATTTTGTAGCAACTCTATTCTATCATTTAGTAATGTAAGTTTTTTTATAAGCTTTAGATTGACTTTTCTGTAATCGGGTATATTTTTAACTTTTTCGTTTTTAGCATCCCACTCATCTTCTTTGAGTTCATAGCCAGATGAAATATATATTGCACTATCTTTTCTTGCTATCTTAAATTTAAGCGGATATTTACCATTATTCAATCTTCTCCGCTTGTCAAGCTTAATAGAAACTTTAATCATAGTTGTATCTCCTATATTATTTTGTATGCACGGAATTTGCACGTTTTATTGTATTAAACAATATAGTTTGCAATTATTTGGTTTTGCAAATATAGTGCTTTTGTGCCATTAAATCCTTAATTTCACGCAAATTTAACTAAAATGCAAGAAATATTTTGTAGACTGAAACCGATTCAAGCATGCATATTGTAAATGTTTGATAATCAATAGTTTTCGGCTTTTTAAAATATACATTTGCACGAAATTTGCTCGTTTTGCTGTTTTTTTAGCTATTTAATAATAATACAACAGCGCACACGATACCACCCTCTAATATCGGAAACATCAACTGTGAAATCTGCAAAATTTGGATTTACTGAGCGACAGATAATTTTATCTTTATCCTCTTTTGATGGAAATACGTTTTTTATAATCGCTCCATTTATTGTATCAAGAACATAAGTGCATCCCCACTCAATAAATGCTTTTTCATTTACTTTCTGTACAAGGACTTTGCTCCCACTTGGAAATTCGGGCGACATGCTATCTCCTGTAATAGGAATTGCAAGACTAATATTCTCAATTGGCGACAATATATACTCACAATCATGATTTTGAATTTGGCTATCGAAATTATCAGGAGTTCCACCTTGTGCCGCAATCGGCAGCAATGGAACTCTATGTATGTTTATTGCAGCAAAGTTTGCTTCTTCTTTGCTTTTATCAATCATTTCGCCTTCTCCATTTAAAAACCATTTAGGATTAACTTCTGGGTATACTTCTTGTATATTGCTAAGAACTTTAAGAGATAAGGTTTTAGCATTATAGAAATGACTAATGCTTACTCCTATACTTTCTTGAAACTCAACCATCGACATTCTTTTATATGCTGCAAACTGTTTTGCCCTTTCTAAAAGCGTACTCATATGTTTTATTATTAAAGATTATTAAAATATTAATAGAAAATAATAGGAATTAAAAGATTATTATTAATTTTGCGGTATAATTAAAAACAATCATATTATTCTGTTTGCAAAGATAGATATAATATATTAATTTCTATATAAATATATAGTTAAATATGGTTATAAAATCACAAAAAGAAAAAGAAAGCATGATAATTCTTGCTGTTGAGAATTACATGAAGCAGGGCGTCAAGAAGTCTGAGGCTGTGCGGCGGACTATGAGTGACTTTAACTATGCGTGTGAAGCTTCTATCTATGGAATACTTAAGCGCAATAAAGAGAAAGGAGGATTAAAATGATTAATGAGCCACCTGATGTTAAACCGAAAGGTAGGTACACTATCAAAGAAACTGCTGAAAAGCTACAAGTAAGTGTAACGACTATATATCGTTATACTAAAAGCGGTTTTCTTAACAGTATCGTTAGACCAAATGGGCAAGTTGCTATAATTGGTTCTGAAATAACCCGATTTTGGGGAGGTGAGTATATATAATATAATAAGGTGTAATTATGAAAAAGGAGATACAACAAGCAATTACATTACTTGAATCAAGAGGTTTTGAAGTAATACCGCCACAATCAATTTCTATCTTGAACGAAGAATTTGAGCAATGGTGGAAGATGTATGGTAAGTGCGTAGGCAAGCAAAAATGCTTAAAGAAATGGTTACACATGACAAAGAAGGATAGAGTTGCTTGCATTAATGCTACACCACGTTATGTTGCTTCTATATCGCAAAAAGTTTATCAAAAACATCCGTTAACCTATCTAAATAGTAGAGGGTGGGAGGATGAAATATATTCAGAATATGACGAAGTACAGCAGCAACAGCGAACAGAACTTAGCTTTGCAAAAAAGGCAACAGAGGTCTTTAACGCAGATTGATTTTGAAAACTGGATGAATGCTAATTATCCTCTAATAAGCATGAGAAAAGAACCTGTAAGTTCTCTCCTTTCCGCTCTAAATGATAATAATACTTTAGTTGCTATTGATAGAGATATTTATAAAGGATGTGCACTTAATTGGGTTAAAGCTCAATTATTAGACACATTTAGGCTCTTAGGTGCAAGTAATTCGGTAAGTAGCATTCAAATCGTTTTTCTATCAAGACGAATAAGGAATATATACTTTTACTTATCACTAAGTGAGCTTACATATTTCTTTGAATCTTTAATTGGTGGAGGATATGGTAAAGTATACGTAGGGAATACTATTAATCCTCAAAACATCATGGAAGCTCTGCGCAAGTTTGATAAAGAACGAACTTCGTTAGTAACATGCGAAGAAAAAGAAAAACAATCTGAGTATAAGAGAAATCAAAAACCTATAGTTGATATGAAGTATATTAACGAGGTGTGCAAACGTGTAGAAAAAGAGATAAAAAAGAATAAGTTTAACGTTGATTACAAAAATGAAAATCGAAATCAAATCAATGACTTTACAGAACTTTAAAAAAGTTCGGAGTCAACACATCGACTTTAGCCACAACATGGTTATAAGTGGTGCTAACAAGGTTGGCAAAACAACAATCTATGATGCTTACCTTTGGGCTATTTTTGGCGTTACAAGCAAAAAAAATGCCACCGTACAAACACTTGATGTTAATAATGAGGTTATTCATCACCTTGAAACCTCTGTTACTGTAGTTCTTAACTACAATGATGAGCGAGAAATTAAGGTACAGCGTATTCTTTCTGAAAATTGGAAAGGTAAGGGAACGACAGAAGAAAAGTTGCAAAGTACCACACAAGAGCGACTTATTAATGATGTTCCTCTCTCACAGAAGGATTTTAATACAAAGCTCGAAGAACTCTGTCCTCTTAATAAGTGGTTAGTTCTATCTAATATCAATATCTTTATGACATATAAGGTTGACGACCGTAGGAAGATGCTTATGTCTTTAGCTGGTGAGTTAAACGAAGAGGAACTTATGAAATCTTACCCTTTGGTATATAAAGGTATTATTGAAGATAAAAAACAGTTGAATGATTTGCTTCTTCAACAAAATACGACAAAAAAGAAAGCTGACGAAGAATTAAAATTGATACCTGCAAAAGTTCAAGCACAAGAAGTTTTGAGGGTAGATGCGAATTTTGAAGAATTAAAAACACAAAAAATAAAGCTCGATACTGATATTGCTGCTATCGATGCGGCTTTAGAGGGAGTTTCTGAGAAAGACCCTGAAATGGAAGAATATCTTAAGAAATTACAAGCTTTTAATGAAAAGGTTTCTAAAGCACAAAAAGCGTGGCAAGATACTAAGATAAAAGCTATTGATAATTTAACAAAGCTTATATCCTCAGCTTCTACTGCGCTTTTGGAAGCCGAAAACCTATATACAACTAACAGTAAAGCTTATAATAACAATAAAACTTCTTTAGCAGAGGTCTCTATTAAGTTCGACAATAAGATTAAAGAATGGAACAATGCTAACGAGAAGGAATTTGACTATAAGCAAACAGATGTTTGTCCAGTTTGTGGTCGTCCTTATACGGACGATATGAAAGCAACAGAATATGAACATGCGGTTGCGGAATATAATGAGAATAAATCTAATATACTCATAAAAATACAAAATGAAGCTGCTGAATTAAAGCAACGGATGTTAGTGCTTAAAGGCAATATCAATACATATGAGCAGATTACAAAGGTTCAAGATGAAGAATGGGTAGAAAAAGCACAACTGCGATATAACGGGCTGATAAATCAGCGCAACGAAGCTTATAACCAAACATGGGAATCAACCTCAGAAAAAGTTAGCTTTGATAATGAATTAGCAGAAATAGAAGCAAGTAAGCCTACTATAAAGATAGATGCAACAATTGAAGAGAATAAGGAAAAAAAGAAAACCCTTACTTCTCTGCGTGATAAGTTGGTTAACCAAATCGCAGGTGAAGAGACTAACAAGCGAATTGATGCTGAAAAAGAGAAGCTTAATAATCGCTCTATTGAGTTATCTCAGATTATTGCTGATTGTAGTGAAGTTATCCGTCAAATCAAAGCATACAAGAAAGAAAAGATTAACCTCGTTGAGGAGAAAGTTAATTCTTATTTTTCTCTCATTCGTTGGAAGTTCTATGAACAAAATAAGACTAATGACGATGAAAAGGAAATATGCACCGCTATTGATAAGGATGGTATTGATTACGATAATACAAATGACGGAACAGTTATTGATATGGGTGTTGATATAATCAGTGGTATATCTAAGGCTTCAAACATCTTCGTTCCTCTGTTCGTTGACCGCAAGGAATCGGCTGAATATATCGTACATACCGAGCAGCAGACAATATGCTTACAATGTATTTATGGGCAACCTTTAGAAATAAAATCAGTTTAATAAAACTCTTAAATATACAAACATTATGGAAGAAACAAAAGACTTGGCTGTAATTCAGCCACAAAAAGGACTTAATATCTTTGGTTCTATCGAAGGATTTGAAGCAGGACAAAGAATAGCAAAGGTTTTCGCCTCTTCTTCTTTCGTACCTGATGCATACAAGAATAACATTGGTAATTGTATGATTGGTTTAAACATGGCGATTCGTATGAATGCTGACCCTTTAATGGTGTTACAGAACCTTGTTGCTGTACACGGCACACCGACTTTTGAAGCAAAATTTGCTATCGCTTGTTTTAACGCAACGGGCAAATATTCTACTCTTAGCTATTCCGAAATTGGTGAAAGAGGCAAAGATAGTTGGGGTATGTATGCCTATGCTATTGAGCTAAAAACAGGTGATTTAAAAAAAGGACCTGCAGTTACAATACAGATAGCTAAAGATGAAGGTTGGTACGCTCGTAATCCTAAATGGAAGAATATTCCTGAATTGATGCTACGTTATCGTTCGGCATCTTGGTTTATCAGAACAACCGACCCTGGTATTATGATGGGATTCCAAACTAAAGAAGAAGCGGAAGATGCTGAGTATGTTGAAATTTCTTCTGTTACACCTTCTGTTTCACAATTATCCGAAGAAGAGAAGCTCGCACAAGCTCAGCAGCAAGAGGAACAGCAAGCTAATTCTCAGTCGCTTGATATGGATAATGGCGAGAATAAGGAAGAAAATAAGGCTGCTAATAATTCCTCAAACGAAGAGCAGAAAACCGCTCAGACCGCAGAAAATGCGGCTCAAACCAAGCCTAAGGCAAAACCGATGGGTAAGCAGGAAATGCCTGATATGTTTAAGCAGCAGTAAATTGACGGATAGGAGAGAGAGAAATCTCTCTCCTATATATAAAAAAGGTATAGTATATGCAATTAATTACATTAGGTAGTGGAAGCTCTGGTAATGGGTATATCTTACAGAATGATGATGAAGCACTTATCATCGAATGCGGCATGCCGTTAAAAGATGCCGTAGAGGCACTTGGAGGAAATCTTAAAAAGGTTGTCGGTTGCTTGATTACTCATAGCCACGGCGACCACGCAGGGTTTATTCATCAGTATGCACGACCTTTCAATATCTTTGCGACCAAAGGTACTTTAGAAGAGAAGAAGGTAAAGGAAGGCGATTTTCATTACAATGTTATACCGATGTTGAAAGAATTTCGTATTGGTAATTTTGTTATAAAGGCTTTCGATACAGTTCACGACACAAAAGAGCCTTGCGGCTTTATTATTTATCATCCCGATATGGGAGATATGCTTTTCCTTACGGATAGTCATCATATAAAGTATAAGCTATCTTTTCCGCTTGATTATATCCTCATAGAATGTAATCATACAGATTCTTTGGTTGATAAGAGTGTAAAAGAAGGCATTATCCCTAAGAAAATTGGTATCAGAGCAAAAGCTACTCATATGAGCTTAAATAGATGTTTAGAGCTTCTAAAGACAAGTAATCTACAAGGAACAAAAGCAATAGTACTTATACATATGAGTGCAACAAACGCAGACTCTAAACTATTTACTTCTGAGGTCGCTAAATGTACAGGAAAAGCAGTATTTGTTGCTAAAACAGGTTTAATAGTAGAATTACTAAAATGACAGATAAGAATAAAACTTACCACCAATTGGTAAAAGAAGTCGAAAAAGAAATAAGAATGTTTACTAAAGATATTCTGCGCTTTAAAGAAGTAGCTCGACAATATCATAAATAAATTAAGGCGATTGCTCTCACGAGTAACCGCCTTTTTTAACCTATAATTAACCATAGATACAAACAACTATTTTATGATAAGAAATATTCTCTGATGTCGTATACTCCATCCTTATCTTTCAGCAGGTCGAGCGCAAGGTTATAGGCATACTTTACCAAGTTATCGGTATCAATGTCTTTAACGCTTTCTTTGCCAAGAATCTTTGCTATAGTACAGCCGTGGTCGCTAACAACCTGATTCATTGCTACGTACAAAGCATAATCGTTATAATAAGGTTTATCTTCCATTGCAAGACCAAGGTTTTCTAAAGCATCAAGCCATGTCTGCATATCCCAAGTCACAGGTGGATTCATACCGCTTACAATCTCAGAAGCCTCCTTCTTGGTGAGATAGTTTTTCCACTTGATTGCGCAAAGCTTTTCAATATATTCTTGCGCCAGTTCTGGGTGCTTGGATGCCATATCCTGCATCATGCAACGCATCGTGTCTCCAAATGTGTGCATGTACTTTACGTTTGCTGATGTTGCCATTATACTGTAAAGCTCATCAAACTTATTCATAATGTCTTTTGTTTCCATATCATTTCTCTTTTTTTATTCTGTTGTAATTAAACTTTTCAATTCTTCAAAGTCGCTCTTTGCAAAGCTGATACTCTTTTTGCTTCCAAAAAGTATTGTGGTTATTATATTGTCGGGTAGGTCAATAGAAACAGCTCCGCCATCAATGCGACCTTTGATAAAACCAAGGTCAAACTCATAGTTGCTTATATTCTCCAACATCTGCATGAGGTCTGAGAATATGGTATCAGCATCAATGTTTCCGTCCTCATCGGCAATGAATAGAGTAGCGTTGTCAATGCTTTTGCCCCAACTGTCCTTGTGCTTGGCGATGATGTTGTGTGCAGCTCGCTTCATATACACGGAAGGTATAGCCAAAGCAGGATTCTCTTTCACCATATCACTAATTCTTGCGTCTGCCCACAAATCAAGCGATGTAAGCAGTTTCTCTTTCAATTCAGGTATGTTCATTTCTTCGCTCCTTTCTTATCAGTCCCTTGAACCATAGCAAGGTATTCTTGCCAAGTTTTATCACTATGATTTGTCATATAGTCGTTGAGCATAGCAGTTTTCTGTTCTTCTGCCTGCGCTACTTCTTTTCTTAGTTTTTGCATCAAGGATAGGTGTTTCTTCAATGCTTCCTGTCCTTGTTGAGAGCTTTCGATACGAGGGCGAATGATACGCAACTGCTCGTCCTGTACGAGCTTGGTTACATACTGCAAGCTCTCAACGTATTCTTGATTTTGCATCAAGTATTGTTTTTGCGCTCCCGTAAGATTGTCCTCTATCTTGTCAATTTCATCCCAAAGTGGAGTAGAGGACTGCTGCGCTTGCATATTGATAGATGCTCGCTTCTGTTGTATTGCTTCATACATTTTCTGTAGCTCTGCATCCATCATCTGCGGTTGTTGCTGACTTGTGCCCATATCAAGCAAAGGGCTGTTTCCGAAATTCATCATAATCAATATCTTTAAGTTGGTGATATATTATAGAGAGGTGAGAGGGCATCCACCAACGAGGGCAAACGCCCCTCACCAACTCATTTTTTCTTAGTCTTTTTTACAGACTTCCTTACTGCTTTGTTACGCTCCTGTAGTGGGAGTTGAAGCAGCTTGGCAGTTACAGCCGTAGCTACCGTAACCCGAAACTACTGGTGTAGATGGGAGAACCAACTGACCACGCAAGCAAGTGCAGGTCTTTTCGTTCACGTAAGCCATCATCAGCTTCTCCTTGTAAGGAGTGAGAGCTTCCATTACGGCAACCTTCTTGTCGAGGTCGCAATACTTAGCTTGCAACGCATCGAACTGGTCTCGCTGATTCTTGTACAGACCGAAGTCCGCATCAATCTGAGACTTGTAAAGACCGAACTCAGCATTCATCGCTCTGCGGTTCTCTGCATTGATAGCGTCTGTAGCACCCTTATACATAGAGAACTTCTCTGCGATGTCAGTCTCACGCATAGCGTAGAACTTGTTAGCGGTGTCAAGCTTCAAGCCGAACATGTCGGTAAGCAACTTAACTTCGTCAGCACATTCCTTCTCCATTACCTGCAAAGCGGTTGGCTGATTAGAACTTGCGCTAACACCGTATGTGTTGATGTTCACGTTCTCAGGCATAGTGCCACCGAGAGAACCAAACACATTGCGATTACCACCAAACAACCACGCACCAAGACCGAGTGCAGTACCAGCTATTCCAAGACCCAAGCCAGTTCCTGCGATACCTTTAGAAGCGTACTCATCATGCTTCTTTCCCTCTTCGTAGATTTTCTTCTCTACTACTTTAGCATCTGTCATTTCCATGATACAATCTTTTTAATCCTTAAATGTTAACTAACTCTTGTAACGTTACACGGCAAAATTAGTTGTTATTATTCAGACTTAAAATAACTCTATCACACTTTGTTTTAATAGCTGATAATCAGTAAGTTAAGCTGATAGGAGGTAATGTCATATTAAACAAAAAAAGTGGTATGTCGGAAATTCCGAACAACCACTTTTAGGCAATTTCCATTTTGGAAACAACCACTCTCAGTTATTAAGCATTACTTAACAACTGAAACAAAAAAAGAGAAGCAATCACTTGCCTCTCTTACTCTTATTCTTTAAAAAATGCAGAATGTCCCACTTCTTCCAATATCTCGTATGCCCTCGCTTCTTACACTCACCGTTCGGTATATCACCACGCTCGACCATACGATTTAGCGTAGAGTCGCTAACACGTAGCTTCTCTTTAACTTCCTCTGTACTCATCATCGGGTTAAGCATATCGGGGATGATGTCACAAAGTCTATCTAAGTCATCATCGCTCATTCCGCAGGCTGTTACCTTTTCGCCATTTCTCTGCTGTTCGTCTGCCTTAAAGCAAGCATCACTTAGTGACTTCAAAGCAGTCCCGAGTAACTTATAACTCAATATCTTCGCCATATTACCTTTGTTTTTGTGATATTTTCGTAAAAATTGCCCTTATGAGCATATCTTTCTGCCTATTCTCGTTCCATTACAGAATAAATCCGTAAAAGAGTATACGTAGATAATTGCAGTCATTACCATCAGTGCGTAATGACTCATTATCATAGCATTGGTAGTAAAGATGCTGTTATGTACGATATGTATAGAATTGACTCCGAAGTAATAGAAGAATGGAATACGATACCTCCAACAAAGCCAAAAGAATCTGCTTGCAAGGATTATCACCATCGGAAACATATACACCATAAAATAGATGAATAGGTAGCATGGTTCGTTGCCTGGTAGCTTTATAAGCATTTCACGAGGATGCGTGCTGAAGTTTATCATTCCGTAGCTATGCACAAGCATGATAGCTATTGGCATCCACTTACAAAACCACTTAAAGAACTTTAGAATCCTTCTGTTATACCTATTGCCGCTCTTCATCAGCAGTTGCATAATCTCACTTACATCCATTCCCTGCATTAATCGCAGGATTTCTTTTTCCCTATCATTCTGTTCCATAATCCCTAATTTAGTTCGAGCATTTTTGCAAAAATAAACATTTTCTCCATTCGCTCTCATTTTATTAACATAATTAACTTTGCAAACGTATAATTAATTGATATTCATGCGCTTATAGGTGTTTTTTAAATATCTATTTAGCGATAAATAAAAACCTTGCCTATCTTCACAGACAAGCAAGGCAATGTTATCCAAAAACAAATCTACCTTAAAAAACTAATTTATATTTTTGTGTATCTATGGCGTAAGTCTGTATGATAAACCTACTCCGACATAAGGCTGCATACCTTTAGGCGTTAAGCCATATCCTGCTTGTAACCCGATTCTAAACCGTGACTCTTTGTCACGTATTGTGTGAGTGATATAGGTCGTTTTCTGTTTAATGGTGATACTATCAAGGTTAGGCTCGTACCCACTAACATAAGCTCTATACAGCGTATCTTCATAGACCTTCTGAGAGATTGGTATCTGAACCTTTACACTATCGCTTACGAACTGTTTAGTAGCACTATCGCTTGCTATTGGTAACGACCTTGTGATGTATCTAACAACAAAGCTATCTACTGGCACAGGGAATGACTTCTTAACAGAATCAACAACCGTTACCTTTGTTGTATCACACACCTTTTCGCTTTTATTCCTGCCATGCTCTATATATAGGACTATATTCAGAACTATCGATATGCATAACAGCACTCCAAGAACCTTTTTCATAAGCTTTTATTATTTAGGTTTAAAATATAATAGGTTCTTTATTGCAATATTCCCATTTATATCCATTTGTGCTAATTCTATAGCCTCTACAACATCGTCCAATAAGGCTTATATTTGAATTGGTCATTTCACCTGCCTCTTTTATAGAATTGTACGTATTCAGTATTTTACCATTCATATCTTTTTGAACAACCTTCCTTTTGAGAACTCTTGTATGTTTTATCTTAGGTCTTCCGTCTGCGTAATTCCACAAAAAGCCTTTCACAGAGCCAATTTTTCCCATACAACAATATGATATACAATAAGGCATAACACCAATAGCAGCACCAGCATCATAAGAAGATTCATATTCCTTTATAAACTCGCCTTCTAAAGAATACTGTCTAACAGGTATACAATTCTTTTTTCGAGCTTTTTCAAATACGTTACTATAAGCCATATTATAAGTTTCTGTACACCATTCAAGATTCTCGAAATTATTGTTTGTTTTGTTTTCGTCCTTATGATTTACTAATTTGTAATGATGTGGGTTAGGAACGAAAGCCTCTGCTACCAATCTATGTATATAAACCTCCTTATTCACACGTTCTTTTGATAGAATTAAAGTTTCATAACCTAAGCCAACGCAAACGTGGGATTTTCGTATAGAACCTTTCACAAAACGTTTCCCATAAGCTGCATTGACATATCGGTCAAGACTTTTTACTCTTCCTAAATTGCTGATTTGATAGTAACCTTCGTACCCTTTAATGTCTTTCCAAATTTCTACAGAATTATTCATATCTCAGTGCTATTTGTTTACCCCAGTGATTTAAAAATAAAAGGGAAAGCCCACTGAGTTAGCCTTTTCAACAGTCCATGACCCCTGTCTATCCCTTCTGTAAAATTACGAAAAATAATTGAAACTACAAAAACATCAATTAAGAAAATTAGTCAGTTTCTTTCTTGCCGTAATCCCTTGGTGGTTGACGTTTTAAACATCCGTTAACCCTACACTCATTCCACTCTAATTCGTGAGTAATCAGAACTAAGTTATTCTTCTCGTCTTTTAGCTGTCTAATCTGCGTTCTTTGCTTTCCTAAGTCGTCAAACAGCGAATCTATCTTGTCATTTAATTTCTTGCGTTCTGCCATGTGTTCATTGTGCTCATGCTCGTAGAGCTTTTTCCACTCTTGTGCATAAGCCATAGCATTAGCATCTTCTTCTTTTTGTGCAACAGCAGCCTCTTTTCGTTTCCTTGAATTATAGTAGAGTAATTGCCCAACAATACCACTACTTACTAATAATGTTAATATTGAAATCACGTTTTCCATTTTCATTATCCTCCTTTTTATTCAGTCCAACAATCACATTCCCACACTCTTCGCTTCTTTAGACCCTCCAAAGGCTTACCTTTAGAATATATCCACCGCTTAAACTGGTTGGTTATATCTTCATCAGACGCTGACTGAAGGATTAGGCGATAGAGGGTTGACTGCTTAAAGGTGGCTATGCCAAGATTAAAACAGAAGTCTGCACAGGCATCGAAACGTCCTTGTGTCTTCGTGAAGTGTGGTGAGGCAGAAAGGAATATTTCAATTGGTGCAAGGTCGTCAAGAAGCCACTCTTCAGCTTTGGCAGGTGTGCAAGAAGTGTGTGCCGTAACTTTGCGTGTATGACCATATCCGCAAGTCCACACTCCTGCAGGACAACGATAGGCTTTAGAGTGGAAGCCCTCGAACTCTTTGATTTTTTCAATTAATCTAATACTTGCTTTCATATTTCTTAATGTTTAATTAATCCAACTCTTGATTATCCAATCAAGGGGTTATTTTTATTGTTCATATATCATATAATTATTTTTTAATATTATTTATAGGTATAAAATTTGGTATTTAAATAAATAATGGTAACTTTGCAAATGAGGATACCGCTCGTGCCATGGTTACATTTTGGTTACAAATGTGCCAATTGAGGGTATCCATTTTTATTTTATGATAAAACGTGTGCGGACTTTATCAGCACTCATTATATTTATAGTATGCCATTGAGTTTTTTTCCCATTTCGCACTATCCTATATCTGTATACTCCATAGTGTTTAATCGGTCTTCTGTCAAATCTTCCTCTATAATTGGTGTATGAAAAATATGAGCGGTTAGTCCCAGAGAACTTAGAACCTTGTTGTCTTGTATAGAGCTTTTGTAGTCGAATATTCTTTGATTTAAATAGGTCAATATAAAACATATTGTCTATAAACGGATAACCTATAAAAGGCTCCCAAATTCTTTGACCATCACGATAATGAAGTGTTTCTGAAGTAACCTTAACGCCTTGCAGACCTTCTGTAACAGTCTTTAGATAAATATACATGTCAGAACTTAAATCACCACTATTATTCGCAGTATTATCTAACATATAAAAGCCATTCAGTTCAACATTCGTTCGTAATATATCTCCATTACATTCCGTAGAAGCCAAATTTTTTTCCCGTTCGTTACCATCAATAAATACGTGCCAAGTAACGTTTTTCAAAAGAGTGTCTACCTCGTCCCCAGTATGGTCACGACGGATAATGCTGCCCAATTGTGGTACTCTCGACAATTTAAATCTTAGATAACCATTAACAGCATAAGCATTAAGACGTGCTCCCCCATTAAGTTTACCAATAGGGATAGCCTTACCAATTATATACTGAGTCTTGGACTTTTATTTCTTTTTTGCTTCTAATATTGCTATTCGACTCAATATGTCACTAATTACTTCTTGTATACTTTTCATACCTTCGGTAATAGTCTGACCTTTATATCCACCAACGCCAAGTAGATATTTATATCCATTTTTAGGGTCAGAGGAATCTGGTAGACCATCAGGACCAGTTTCTTTCGCATAGACAACTTCTGCATTAATTCTTTTAGTATACGAAGTGCCAACGCCGAGTGTCCTTATAAAATAACTATCATTGTAATTAAAAACTCCTTCGCTATGACCATATTTGCGTGTTACTGTTACATGTTTACCTTCTGCATGTGAACATTCACCAATAGCTTCAGTATCTATACCTTCGGCAACTGCTCCATCTACAATCGTCACTCCATCCCTTGTACGTCCTGCTTTAACAGGAATCCATGTACCATTTATAACTTGTTGAGCCACATGTTTGTAAATAGCATCAGTATCAGTGATATTAGTATCAGCTGTGAGGTCTATCCAATCTCCGAATGTATATGCACCACTCTTTTGCGTATTTTTACGGATATACACTTTACCAATAGCCGTTCCTGTTGTTCCTATAGCTATTTGCGTAGATACATATTGATTATAAACGGCTGTTGTCGTTCTCAAAGTTTGTATGGTAAACGTTTCCCCTGTGATAGGAATGTTTGCAGTTACGTTTGGATATATGCCGCTCGTTAAGGCTTTATTAGCATCGTTGAATGCTATACCTTTGAAAGACAATAACGTTTTTGTATCATATTCTGTTACTTCCTTAATCTGTTGCACCCATTCCGAATATGTACCTTCGAAGCCTTGGCTTAGTGCTGCTTCGTATGCAGACTCGCCTCGGAAGTCGAAGCCTTTGATTTGGAAACATTGCTTGCCGTTGTCTGTATTTCGGATTAGCAATATCACATCCTCGTTCTGTAATTTGTCTACAACTCCAAGCTGCGTGACATTTAATATTTTCTCTTCTTCCATAATATTTTTTGTTTTAAATTAATATACATTGAACTCAAATGGAACTTTCGATACGCTATTTGTACCTGATGCTTCTGTTGTCAGTTTTTCGGGATAGGTTGCAGATAGCTGAGGAGGAGCAAGTAATACATCTTCGTATCTATACCCAACCGAGCCATTCAACCTGTCATCAGGGAATGATTTATCCCAATCTGCGCCACCCCAGGCATAACCATCGCTGGCATTTATATATTGAGCATAGATGGTAACAGTCTTAGAGATTGGTGCAAAATCGTTGCTGTTATCAATATACCAAACGACTACATCGCTATTACCTATACGCTCAATCGAAGATGTAAGATGTAAGCACTGTCCTGGCATAAGGAATAGCATTCTACTGCGTCTGCCGTTACAGATAAAGCAACCTCCATCATACTTTGCATCACCAAAGAATGGTGGCACACCTCCTCCTTGCGGATGGATTCTTCCAGTATTGCCTGTATTATAGTTATTCACGGAAGCTAAGCGAGGATCGGCAAAGACAACCACAACTGCTCTGTGTAGAAATTCGTATGGTTTACCTGTTTGGTTCTCCATAGAATATCTGTCGTTGTATTGATACCTTTTACCAGTTGCCCATTTTGCTACGAGTGGATTATATTGCGAAGATATTGTTAGCTTCATACCAGACTCCTTTATTCCGTGTACTGTCAGTTCGCCATGTTGGTCTGTTGCCGACAAGACAACATCATTAATCATTGGCAGTACAACGTAAGGATTGATATTTATCCCACTCAACCATGTTGCTTGATTGTTTTCTTTCGCCCAAGTTCTAAACGTTACGGACTTATGATGTACCATATCACAGATGATTGGCTGGTAAAGATTATAGGTAATCTCTGCGCTATTCTCTATCAACACGCCTTTCAGGTGTAAGTCTCCTGTGATGACAGTGTTATCCGCATCAAGTGTAATCTTACCCTTTTCTATGTCAATACCTGTACGCTTCAACACATCCTTATTAGCAACATCTTCCGTTGCCTCCGTCCAAGGTGTGTTCATTAATCCTGTTTCGAGTTTAGGCTGGCATACTTGCAATGAGCCTGCTCCGTTGCGTCCATATACCTGTATAGCGATAGCCTGATTGGTGACAGTAGTCTTAGGGCTAAAATGATACCAAACCTTTGTCCACTCAGTAGGAATGTTGTCAAGCTGGATATATCCCGATGTCGTACTATTACCGTTAGCCGAAGTAAAATTTGACACGCTACCATTGCTGCACTCTGCGAACTTGACGTTAGTTAAGAGGTTTAGAGTACACTCCACATTGGTTTTGCTCGAACTGATATAACTTCTGACGAGGAATGATAGAGTGTAGTCTTTGTCTGCTTTTACACTAACGTTACCAAATCTCACCAATGTTACAGACGCACCCTGCTTAACATTCCCTTCACTCATACTACATCCGTCTATTGCGTTGCTTGTAACATTGCCAACTTGTGCAAGATTGCCACCTGTATTAAGGTAACGAGTATTGTCGAGCATATTGCCACCTCTGTAGTCGTAATCTTCCTCCGAAAGCGTCCAGCCATTGTAAGAATCTGACTGCTCAAACATAGGTCGGCATACGTAGCCATCAATGCGACCATTCGTCTCGAGACTGTAGAATAGTCGTACAGAGCAATACGAGTAGCCGCCCGAAGCCACGAAAGTAAACGACACGAGTTGCCATGTGTTTGCAGAGTTCAGAGTCACAGGTTCATCGAGCAATGTGCCTGTGGCTGTGGTTGAGCTCTCGATATTGCCTGTTATAGCAGTTTGCCCAAATACCTTTATGTACAGCTTCGCTGTCGTATCAGAAACCTTTGCCCAACATGATATTGTATATTTCTTGCCTGCGACTATAGGGATATTGTTGCAGGAGTTGTTAGCTCCTTCCCATCGCAGCAAAGGGCATAGTGCTATACTTTTACTTGTAGGCATAAAATGTAAGCAATTGCTATTCTTATATCCGCTTAGCCGCTCCATTGTAGCCTTAGTAGCAAAAGATATATAAAAACCTCCATTTCTTGTGAAGTCAGAGTTCACAAGCAAGTTTCGTCTGCTTACTGCTTGCTCCGTAAGACTAAGAGATATTTCTCTTGCTGACTGCTTTATTGCGCTGTTATATTCGGTAAAGCTCGCCTTGTCCCTGATTTCTTCTGGCAGAGCGTCATATTTGTTACTAACTTCTGTGTATTTCCGCTCGTAGAGCTTAGCTGTTTGTATAACAGAGCTATTGAATTTCGAAACATTAACGCTAAAGGCAATCTGACGATAGAACATTTTTGCGCCATCATTGAACGACACAACCACATATCCGCTGGTCTTGCTAACATCGCTACCATTAACGTTTTCTTTAGCTACACCAATACCCTTTAAGACAATCTGCAAGCACTCCGAAGTCTTGCGGATAACTGCATTGTTGCTTTCGACATTAAAGTTCAAACTGCCTGTTATGCTTGGCTTCTTGATGTCGTCAATAACATTCTTTCCATCTCTTGTAAGCCATATCTCTGCAGTTTGTGTTGCCGATGAATTAACAACTCCATTATCTTCAGTATCAAAAACCAAAGGAGCATTCTTAATAGTGACTTCATGTGCATCCAAGCCATCCTTACCATCTGCTCCTGGCGCACCGTCCTTTATCGCCACTATCGTAATCTGCCCCCTCGCCAATAATATTGCCATACACTTTCATTTTTAGTTTACAGAAAAGATAAGGGTGAGGTGCCCTTATTTAGACACCTCACAAGTAAATGTACCTCTGCCGCTCACGTCTGCGTTAGCAACGGTGACGTAAGGCTTGGTCGAAGCGTTTACTGGACTTGACGTACCGTTCCAGTTTGTAGCCACACCACTGGCATTGTACTTTGTCCACTTGTACGTGAAGTTTGAAGCATGGCTGGTATCTGCCTTTACAACAGCGCCATCCTCCACCACCTTGCCATCTTTCCACACACGGGCGAAAAGCTCAGTCGACTGGGCACCGTTCACAATCTTGTCGCCCGTCAGCGAGTACACCTCCACAACGTATGGGTCGCTCGCATCGAAGAACGTGACGATAGCGCTGGCAGTATCACCACCATCCTTGACAGTACAGCGGAAGGTCTGGAAGTTAAGCACGTCATTGGCTCTCACGTTCAGAGTGCTCACGCCACCCGAAGTGCTCACGCTGCCCGAAGCCACAGCACTCCATGTGCCAGCACTGATATTCAGCACCTCCCAAGTCATAGAAGTCAGAGAAGTGTCCTGAACGTTGCCACGGAAGAACTTCGCCACGGCACGCAGCGTCTTTGTGCTGTTGGTCGAGTCGAACGTGTTGCCATCGGGAGTCTCAATCTGAACCATTTGGAGCGCACCGCCACTCTTCGCAAGCGAAATCGTCTTGTAGCCGATGCACGTAGTCGTAGCCTTAGTCTCTGAGTCAGTGAATTTGCACGACCATTCGATGTTTTTCACGCTGCCGTTATGAGCGATGTTGCTTGTGAGGTTAAGCTGATACGACTTGCCGCTTACTGGGGTAGCAGCCACACCATCCACCTTCCACGACCACTCAGTACAAGCAGCTGTCGGAGCTTGGTCTGAAGCATTGCCAGTCACGTAGACACGGGCAGTGATAACGTTAGGGCTACTTGCCGAATAGTTCGGAGTGTACACACCCGTGTCGGGAGTATAAATCTGAGTCTCGCCCTTAGAGCATTGAGTGAAACACTGAACGGCTTTGCCGTCATTGAGGTCGACGATAGTAATCTGACCATTAGCCAATACTTTTGCCATAATCTTATTTTTGAATTAAAGTTATATTATTTACTATTAATACTCTTCGTGTCTGATATGTACACACGACACCCGAATTGCGCCTGTCTGTCCACATCATCACGTGTGATAAGACACGAGCGCCCCACGCCCTCATGCAGCCTATTCCACACAGCATCATCTTCAGCGTCAGCCGACTGTCGCCACCATGACCATGCACTATTGCCAACAGTGTCACTGATGTCTTCACCGTTACACAGAAGCGTAGCATTGAGCGTCATTTTTCCCGAACCGTTTATCATCACCATGCCAGTGTCGCTCGTTATCATCACCTGATAAGCCACACCTTGGTCGCCCTTAACTCCGTCTGTAAGCACAGGCAGGTCGTAGGTAACTACAACATCTTCATGGTCTGCCTCCTTGATGGTAGATTTTAACTTAACAGATGTAATCTGATATAGATTGCCTATATCAGACAGAGCCTTGTTAGGCAACAGCTTTGTATTGCTACTGCCATCTAAGAGAGTATATTCTGCATATATCAGAGCATCTGTCAGAGTCTCAACCTTGTTGCCAGTACGCTTGTGTACCTTAAAGGTAATATCTGCAGGTGTCGTTGTCTGAGTTGACGGATGGCGAGTATAGTAGGCAACTGAAGGCACAATATCGTACATTATCGTAATAGGGTCGATGATATTGTCAGGAGTGCCTTGGAATAGCTGGAAGTTGTCGGTGTTGTGCATCACCTTTTCTGGGGAAATAATCGTTGTGATTATCTTCCACTGATAAGGGTTCACAATCTTGTTGTCGTTTGTGTCCAAGCTACCTGTGTAGTGAGGTGCACCGAGCTTATGGTACATGGTGATTGCAGGAGCGTTATCATTATCAGTTGCGCTATCCTCTGTAGAGGTAGACAGCTTAATCACGTTGCCGTACTTCTTCCACTGAATTTGGTCGCCAACTTGTACAATCACGTCGTAAGGCGCAGGAGCATCAGGCTTTTCGCCATCATAGCCATAGAATATTCTGTCTGCTATCTTAGTGCCGTTGTCGTCTACATCCGTGCCTTCTTGCTCTGCAAACAATGACGCGAGAGTCTGCATGCCCTCGTCCATAGTAACCTCGACCATTACGTTGCCCCAAACGAGCTTTTTTTTCTGTTCGTTGGCAAGTGTCTTGTCGGAATAAGTAGGAATAGTGAGCAAGTTACCTTGGAACTCCTTTATGTTACTAAGAATAACATAATCGTAGAGCTTACCATCCAACTTCTCTTGACCCACACCTACAACCATACGCCAGTAGTATCTGTTAGATAGTTTCTCTAATTCTCCTGCCTTCACATTAAAGGTCTGACAAAGAGCCATCATGCCAACGTGCCACCAGTTCATGGTCTTGGTAGTACCATCGTCTGCAACGGCATAGCACTTATAAGCGATTACCTTCTCTTTAGCAGCGTCATATATATAGCTAACCTTTGCTATCTGAGAGCCTGCGTTACTGAAGATAGTCGTACCGCCCGAATAGCTAACCTTGCGTATCTCTACGCTCGATGCAAACATTCTCGTTCTCGCTATAAGATAGTCTACAAAGAGGTGACTCTTACCGTCATCGCCCATATACAGGTCAAAGCCTTGCGCTCCGATGATAGCTCTATCCGAAGGAGTACTGTTTTTATCGTGTATTCTGTCAACAACGACATCTGCCAACTTAGCATCGCCATTGCCATTCACGTAGCTCTCGCCATTGCCTAAGCTCATTCCGTTTATCGCCTTGATAACATCCTGTGCTTTTAGTCCCTTTAGGAATGTTATAAGACCTTGCGCTGTGTCATCAAACTGCTTAGATATAAAGTTATCACTACCATATTTTGCAATTAAGTTTCTCAACTGACTAACGGTATATCCTCCACCATTACCATTGCTTCCTCCGCTTGCAATAATTGATTGTACATCTTCTTTTAGCTGAGTAATAGTACCTTTTATCGCTTGATTACCTAATGTAATTGTTTGAATAAAATCGAAATCAATATTGTTCGACAGCTTCAATACTCTTGTAGCAAGCTCATATCCGTGTCCATCCTTGTACGTTACTCTCTGTCCTATTTGTAATTGAGGATTATTCTCTAAGAACACATCTGAATATGACTTAACCTCATAGTTATTCAAATCAGACAATAATCGCACAATCTCTTCTTTTGCTTTTTCTAACAACCTATTCTGAGCATCCTCATAATAGATAGTATCAGCCATTGCAATATTGTAGAGAACAGTAATATTACATTTTAAAGAAGGTTTACTCTCTCCACGGGGAATAAGCTTTTCTGCAGCATTTGTAGGTATTATTATATCATTATCTTCTTGATATATTATCTCGTAATCTCCTTTTTTTATAGAGAAAGGATTTTTGTCTACATCATCCGAGGTGTGTGAAGAAATAGCGTCTTTATGATATGTAAGCTCAAAACCTACATAATCACCATTAGAACCACGACCTGCAAGCGGAGTAGAAAGCGCACCCGTATTAAAGTTTGCTTCAAACGAACATCCGATATTCTTACCATTGATAAGCAAATCATCGGTAACCTCAAAATCATACCAATAGTGTGTAACACCATCATCAACTGTTGTATTGATAATTGTCTTTCCTTCTACTTTTTCTGTAGTAGGGTAAGCTAATCGCATATACCATACGGTGAAGGTCTTATATTCTTTGACAGACCCATCAGTATTCGAGATAGGTATTTTCTTTTTATTTTCGTCAAGAACATACTTAACCCTACCACGCACATCGTATACATATGTATTAAGTGACGGGAAAATATCAGAAAAGTCGAGAACTTTCGTAAAAAGCGGCTCTTTTGTTTTATCTTTTCTGAGGTCAAGAGTTGAATATTTATCAATAGAGTAAGGGCATTCTTCTCCATCAATAGTAATTATTCCGTTTCCTTCTCCTAATTGTAATCTTATATCGCTTGACGATATATTTTCTCCTTGACTATTTACTTGTGTAATATTTCTTGTGCCGCCGAAGATGGAGAAGGCGTTGTAATAGCTTTCTTTGCTATTACTAATACTTGGCACACCTACATTCTTTCCAACTTCCAAAACTACAGGAGTTGCACCGACTAAGACTTTACCAATATAGATTATCTCATCATCATAATCAATATGCCATTCACAATTATCGTCAAGAGCATTTGTTATTGCTGTAAGTGCAGATATAAAATCATTGTCATTAAATGATACATTTATAGTGTTAGATGTAACTTGCGTAAAGATAACTTTCCATCCGCATTTGCCAAACATCAAATCCTTGTTAAGAAAATCTGCTATTTTGCCACTAAGTACAGAAGTAGTACCCACAAAAGACCATACATTTTGCTTAATTTCTTCATTTTGCGAATTGCGAATATAGATATAGAACGGAGTCTTAGACAGAATCATTTTCGGATGCTGAAACTCTGGAGTGTATTTCCAAGACATTTCATCCGTCTGTGTTGGTTCATAAGCTTCTAAGAGAAGAAACTTACGGGTTACTTCTCTTACTTTATCTATTTTGTATGTATAGTTAATGTATGCTCCAACAGGCAAAACAACTTTCTCAGCAGTAGAGAAAGAAAGAGATATATAGTCTGATTTAGACATCTCTTGCTCTCTCTTTGCTGCTGACGTTATTTCTGCTTGCAACAGTATTTTATCCTCTATATCATATATCTGAATCATAGCTTAATTCTGTCGTCAGGGTTGTACTCTGTTAATTTGAGTACGAATTTACCTTTTTTTAAGCCATAATCACCAAACTGAGAACATTGGGAATAAACAAGTTTAAAAATCCTCTTTAATTGTGGTATTTTAAGGCAAAATTCTCCCGAATAAGCTATCTTAGTAAGAAAATCTTCATACCTCTGTAAATATTCCTCTACTGTTTCTCCTTCAAGAAAAAAAGAAATGCTTACATCACGTTTATCTTTCTTTGCATACTTTGGCGTAGCGATAACCGATTGCCCGTGTTGTAATCGACTATCATTTATCACATATTCTTTAACAGGTGAAGGAGTTAGCAAAGCTTCTCGCCACCCTTTAACTAATGTAATACCGAAAGTATCAAGGTCTACATAAGAAGAATCATCTTCGTTTACCAATTTTATAAATGCAATATTCTTCATAACTTAATATCTATCTTTCATTAATTTATACATATTTGCGATGTCCTCACGTATCAATATAATAGGTGCAGTATTCTTATTAATAGCTTCCAACTGCTCTAATCCTTGATACTGAATATCTCTCATCTCAGAAACATTGCTTGCCGTTTGTTCAGCATAGAATTTTAACGAAGTTACATCAACAGCTATTGCTTTACGGACTTCGTTCCCTTGCTCTTGTGCTATCTGTATAGCATAACCAATACCGATAAGACTACTGGCTTGGTCTGCGGTGATAGCTTCTATACCTTTTCCTGTTGCTGTTTGTTCTGATTGAGCATCTGCATAACCTGTAACCTTTGCCGTTTCATCACGGATAGTTAATCCTTTCTCTGTAAGCTCTCTATACATATTTTTTAGAAACTCAATATCATCTTCTGTTAATTTACCTCCATTGGCATTCGCACGTTTGCCCCATTCATCATAAAACTTTTGTAAATCGTCTCCTAATTCATTACTAATTCGTGAGGATAACACTCCTTGCATCAGCATCTTTGAGAAATCATTAGAGAAATCTTGTGCATCTTTTGTCATATCCATCAAAGAACTAACAAAATCATCACGCATAGAATCAAAAGAAATCTGAGTTAAGGTCTCATACAGATTTGCTGTGAGTTCATCAAGCGTTTCTGCTTCGGCTGCCCAATCGGATAGTCTTTCATATACAGCTTTTCCATAACCGCCTTTACCTGTATTCTTAATTTCATCACCTGCATAGGTAAGAATAATTTTTGCTTCTTTAGCGTCACGAATATCGCTCATGTCGCCATTCCAATCACGACCTAATTCTTCAGAAATCTTATTTTTCTTTTCTTGTGATATTCTGTTAGAATTCCAATAATAGTTAAAGCTTTTGTGTCCACTCCAATATCCTCTTCGTGCATTGTACATCTCTTTCAGATTCGCTTCTTTCTCTTTTTGAAGCTTCTGTGTATCTTCATATTTCTGAATGGATTTCCATCCACCGCTTTTACTTATTTCTCGTGTAAGATTTTCTATTGCTTCTGTCAATGTTTCATTTTTTTCGGTAAGTCTCTGAATTAGCTTATTTACCTTCTCCTCATTACCTCCTCCAATACCTAACATATGACCGAAACCTTGAAAACCGTTAACAACACCATCAACAAAACCCATTAAATCACCCGATGCTAATGACATTATCGCACTCTGGAATCCACCAACTCCTTCTGCGAAATGTCCTACAGCTTCTCCAAACTCTGTATTACCAAGTCCAATATCTTTAACGAGGTTGTTCATGCTCTGAGCATTTTGATTGATTAATGACATAACATCAGTCAATCCCATACCCTTAGTATTGAAAACGGCATCTGTAATGCCTTTTAATCCTTTCTTATCTTTAATCGCATTATTAAAGTTAGCAAGCTTTATTTGTGCGGCTGCAAGATTCTCTTGTGCCTTACCAAGATTTGTAGAGGATACAATAAGTTTATCGAACTCTTTTGCTGCATCTTTTCCTGCTTCCGATAAAGGGTCAAGATTTAACATTTTTAGATAATCATCTTTCGACATAGATGTTATCTCTTTCAAGCTTATATCTTTACCTGTTTTATCTTTAACGCTCTTTTGAATAGTATTTTCAGCTTCTGAGAGCTTCATTCTCATATTGACCTGTTCTTCAAGAGCTTTATTGTACTCCATTTGTACTTCATAAGATTCTTCGGTAAGCCTTTTCTGCTCACGTAGACCAGGCAAAATCTGAGCAAAAACATCCGTTCTCTCGCTGATTTTATCTTCTATCTCTCGTATCTTTTCAGCAAGAGTCTTTGCATCTTCTGCAGATATATCATTTGCATTGATTGCAACTTTAAGTTTTATCTTTAGGTCTTTGAGAGCAGATGTTGTTTGGTTATTTATATCGTTAAAGACCGTTTCCCAATCAATAGACCTTTTAATCTTTTCAAAATCTAATTCTTGGCTCTTTTGCTTCTTTTCTTCTTCAAATGCAGCTGCTTCATACTCATTACCTTTACTTCTTGCTTCTTTGATTTTTTGATTATATTCTTCTATGATAGCAAGTTTCTGACTTTCGAGGTCTCCATACTTTTTTAGATATGCTCTATAATCTTCAATAGATTTCAACCTCTGTTGATATTCATACTCTGCTTGTTGTGCGGTTAACAGATTTGTCTTGGAATCTATAAGCTTCCTCTGTTCACTATTAAGCGTTATATTCTTATCAAGACCACTTGCATAGAAACCTTCTTTTTTCTCATTTTTAGGATTTCTATCATAGTTAGCTTTCGCTAATTGTATATTCTTTTGTCGCAAAGTCTCTGCTTCTTCTTCAATCTGATGCTTTTTTTTCTCGAAGTCGAGTTTACGTTGCTTAGTTTCTTTCTCGCTTGCTTCATGAGTCTTTGCGATTGCAGTTTCTTGCTCCGCTACATACAATTCCCATTCAAGCTTTTTCTTTTCGGCAAGTTCTTTTGCTTGCTGTTCTGCTTGTTGCTCTCTGTAATTGCGAGCTTTCTTTTCTTTATCTGTTTCTTCTGGTATAAATTTACCTCCATCATCTATACTTGTATGATTTGTTTTTTGGTTCAACGCCTTCTGATTTGCTCTTCGGCTTCTTAACCAAGCATTGTATTTAGTTGCATCATATTCTGTTAGCTTATCTTTGTTTTTCCCCCAATATCCTACCATCGCATTCTGAGTTGCATTCAGCAATGCTTCTTCGGAAAATTTAGGAAAATTTTTCTTGTAGTACTCGTATTGCTTCTTATATAGACCATTAAGTTTATCCCTCTGTTTCTTATAGTTATTCAATCCTATATTTTTATCGCTATTTTTTTTGACTTTTTCAGATGATGATATGGCGAAAGCGTCTACAGGGTCAACAAATGATGGAATATCGTAACTATTTGTTGTTTTGTTTTGTCCCTTATGTATTCTATCATAATTCTTTAGATAATCAAGTTCATCTGCTGTTTTTTGCGCACCACCAATAATCTTGTTAAAGAAGTTTAGTACACCTGTAAGTATAGGAGTAAGATTAGCATTAAATGATGTCAAAAGACCATCCCAAGCGTTTTTTAGTTTAGCGACATTGGTAGATGCTCTCTTGTTAGCATCGGCAAGTAGCTCAGTTTTAGCTTTCGGGTCGTCAATACTCTTACCATATGTAGCAATAGCATCAGCATTGTTTATAAAGTATAATGCCGTTTGTCTTATTCTTCCTTGAAAAGTCTTCTCGGAGAGTTCGCCATTATTTAATGCAACTTTAAGATTTTGCAAAGCTTGTATCATACCAACAACTGATGGTTTATACTTATCGTTTTGCAATCTCTCCATATTCATAAGCATCATAGACATCTTAGATGCAGCTTTCTGTGCTCCTCCAAACTGTGTGCTTGAATAGCCTATAAGGGAAGCCATATCTTTGAATGATACCTTATACATAGAGGCTGTGCTACCTGCTGACATTAAAGCATCTGCCATACCTTCGAACGAATCAGTAGAATTTCGTGCAGCCGTTGCAATTATTGCTGATGCTTGGGTTGCTTCTTCTGCTGTCATATGGTATTCAGAAGCAAGATTAGACAGATACTTAGCACTTTCTTTAGAAGTTTTTCCGCTTAAAGCTCCGAACTCGTTAGAGCTTTTTACCATCGTAACAAGAGCTTCTGATGAACCATACAAGCTATCCCAAACTTTTACGAACTGTGTGGCAGCTTCTGCCATATCTGCAGCAGATTTAGTCGTTGTACTTGTTAGAGCAAGAATATCTTGTCTTACTTCGCTTAGTTTATTGCTATCAATATAGTGTGATAAAGGTTGTAGAGCTGCTCGGAATTGTTCAGCATGAATTGTTAGCTCGTATAGTGCTTTACCGACAGTTCCAAGAGCTGCACCCCATGCTCCAATTTTTCCAACAAATGAGAATAAGCCTGAGAAGTCTCCTTTTAGTGCACTGCTAAAAGATTTCTTTATTGAAGAAAATATACCGCCTACTTTCTTTGCTGACTTTTCTCCTTCTTTACCAATCTCTTTAGTCTCTTTTTTTACCTCTTTAGCTTTTTTGCTTGCATCTTCATAAGTAGTACCAAGCTGCTTTAGAACGTCTCGACCCTTAACAATATGCTCGTTAAGGTCTTGTTGGTCTTTAAGGTTTTGTTTTGCTTCATCGCTATTTTCTAATTTTGCAGCTTTAAACGAAGCATATTCTGCCTTTAACCTCTTTAATTCTTCGTAATCAAGCCTTAGAACTTCTGTAACGCCTTCTATAGTAGCTTTTTCTTCTCCAAACATTATTTCAGCATCCTTAGCCGAAGAATTTAGTTTTTGAGTAGCTTCAGATTGCTCAACAATACCACGAGAAGCTGCATGATGCGCAGCATTAAGCTCATCTAAAGATTTATTAAGTATCGTTAGTTCTTGACGATACTCTTTAATTTGAGCTTGTGCTTCTTTAACTCCTTGCGTGTATGCTTCTTTATCATCAATGGTAACTGTGCCATTATCAACCTTTGATTGGTATGTATCAGAAAGTGATGCTATCTTCTGTTTTTCTTCTTCTATTTGCGCTACTAAAGATTTTGCAAACTCTAAACCACTTTCTTTACTCTTTATGTACTCTTCTTGTGAAGATTGCCCTTCTCGCAAACGTTTAGAAACAGCATCAATGGCTTCTGCTTCCATCTTTGCGGTATAGACATAATTATCTGCATTTTCGGTAAGTCGTAACTTTTGCTGAGTATTTTCTTTTGTGGCTTCGGTTTCTTCTACAATCTTTGAAGAGTTCTCTGCATGAGCTACAGCTTCTGTTCCAACGGCTGCTGCAGCACCAATATGAGCTGTAGCCGATGCTCCTGTTGCTGCTGTTGATATAGAACGACCAGCGTTCATTGTTTCAATGGCTGCGTTTAGTGAACCAACATATTGTTGGGTATTGCTAAATGTACCCAACATTGACGAATACTCACCGTTAAGCTTTTCTACCAAACTCTGTTGAGATTTTAACTGCTCATTTATTTCATTCCATTTCGATGAACCTTCGGTCGCTTCTAACAATCTTTTTTTGAGCTTATCTACTGTTACTTCTGCAGTTGATGCTTCCGAAGCAAGTTTTTTTATTGCTTCTGGAGTCGTTTCTAAAGATTTATTTATCTCAGCGATAGCTTGTTTGTAAGCTTCAATAGACTTCGTTGTTTTATCACTTTCAGAAGCTGCACTCTGAGAAATATCATTCAAAGCCTTAGTCATTTTAGAGCTAACTTCATTAGTTTTTACTCCAAGCTGATTAAGGTTATTTATCAAATTATCAAAAGACTGCTGAATATCTGAAATATCCATTTGTCCACTGATACCAAGAATTTCGTCTGCTGCCATATTGTTTGCTTATTTATCTGTTATTACATCATGCCCATAAAGAAATCATTTGCAGAGATTGGTTTATCTATCTTATGATACTCTTTTTGTGGTCTTTTTTGCTTTCTATTGCCCTCTCTTTGCTCATTCTTAGATTTTGTACTTAACGAAGGTGCTGAGCGATTGAGCAAGATAATATTAATGTATGAGCGATTAAATACGACCTCTTCGTAACTCATACGGTAGTACTTCATTACTGAACCGATGATTGCCCATGGGGAGTCGTTTTCGGCTCCGTCATTATCTTCATCTGTGTCAGGAAAGTTATAGAGGTTAAGAAAAAATTTGCATTAAACGAACCACTAATAAATTGTATAAGTTCATTAAATGATATTTGTGTTAGATGCTTGCGTATATAGTTTCCCCATAGCTTTCTTGCCCATTGCTTACGAAAAGCACACACGATAAAGATTTCACTCATTAAGTGAGCCGTTTCTGAGTGTTCAAATAAAATAGGGATAATATTTACCTTATCGCCTTCTTTCCATGTCGGTTTTTTAACAGTATTGCCAAATACACCCATTTCTTGAATTTGCATGAATGTTAGTGGTTTAATCTTAAAGCGAAAACTTCCGACTTTTATTTTTACGGATGCTTCGGCAAGCGTCTTGACGACTTTTTCTTTATCTTTTGTATTCATAATTATATAGGAATAAAAAAGCGGTGCGGCTTGGGAAAGTTCCCTTACCTCACCGCTTCATAACGTATTATTTTTTTATGGTTCTAAAGTCCTTTACTAGACTTTACCTCATTAGCTGTTACATCCGAAGTAAACGCCCATCGGTGTCCGCTTACCTTCTCTCCTTTCGCATCAAATACCGCCATCTGACGACACTCGATATTAAGGTTAGGAAGACCAGACTTTCCGATAGAACCACTACGTGTAACAGTAAGCTTCATCTTAGACCACTGGAAAGTTCTTGATGGAATATCATCCAAATCTTTCGTTACAATCTGAATTGCTTTAAAAATTGTATTTTCTGTAGGAGCTTCGTTAGACCATTTCTTTTCATCAGTAGTATAACCAAGCAACTCTTCATAGTTTTCCTTAGAAAGGTCATAAGTCTGAACAGTAAAACCTTTAGTAGCTGCTGATGTAGTCAGCACTGCGTATGGGTCTTCTGTATCCTCTACCTCAACATCCTCTGTCTGAGCTGCTTGGTCGTTGAATGTCAAGCTGCCTGTTACGATAGCTTTAAGCAACTTATCGAATGCTGTAGGATAACCACCATTCGCTGCGCAATCGGCATAACCGAAGCTTTTTACGCCATATACACCATTCTTTGCCATAATTTTATTCTTTTAAATTGTTATACATTACTTTGAATTTTATATTGACATAATAAGTATCATCATTATCTTTTGTAGGGCGAGAGATTGAATATAGATTAAAGTAGCAACCACCAAGATAATCTTCTTTTTCGCACAAGTCAATTATCTTCTGTGCATAGTTATATAGCTTCTTTGAGTTTGGCAAATTAGTTGCTGTTTTTGGGCAATGTACATTCACATTCACTATGCCCTCATTAACAACATCGCTATATACAAATGGAAGGTGATTGATGGCAATATAATCGCCAACAGATAGCTTTTCAGGTATTTCGTATTTAAAGATACGCTTTTTACCGATACCTATGCTCTCAACGTTATCGTTAAGATATTTGTACAATGCAGATACTGCTTCATCACCAAGAATCATATCTAACTATCACTTTTAATTATGTCAGTTACTTCTTTAAATATCCCCCTCATTTCGTCACGCAAAAAATACTTTGTAAGATGCAAGACATTGTAGCCTTTGTCTTCTACATTCTTGCCGTATCTCATTCCTGCCACGATAATGAGAGAATAACCTTTAGGAGCGACTACGCCTTCTTGCTGTGCATATTCACTAAGTGCAGCACTTACTCCTTCTTGCCCTTCTTCTGTTTCTTCTGCTTTCGGTATCTTTCCAACAACAGAAGTTACAAGTTCTCCATCAAGATATAGAGCGAAAGATATTGAGTTCTTTAAATTTGCAGTTCGGTCTTGGTAGCCTTTATTCTCTTTAGAATAGGTGACCGCTTCTTCGGCAAGTTGCATCAAACGCATATTAAGGTAGCTAATAATCTGCTGCCTCTTTTCGTTCAACCTTTTCTGTAAGGCTTCACGACCTTTGATTTGTAACTCAACCTTTGCCATATTACCGCCTATTAAAGCCAAATTCTAAGATAGCGTTTCTTTAAGGTCACGAAGCCTTTAACCTCCATTTCCTTATCAATCGTGCCATCTTTTTTGGTTATCCAAACCTTTTCGCCTTCCTTCGGTATGAGAGAGTATTTTTCCTTGGATAGCGGAGCATAGATTTCGTGCGAATACACGTACTGCTGCCCGTCTACCAGAGTGATAATCTTCGCCTGCGAATTAGGCAAGATAACGCACTTACCAAAGGTTTGCCATTCTCCTTCGGACTGTTCGATAGGATTTCCGTCCTCATCAAAGCTTTCTTGTGGAGCACCTTTAACTTTAAGTATATCTTCAAAGTTCATACGCTATCTATTTGATTACCATACCTTCACACTTGTAACCCAATAATCGTCAGAAGTGCTATCAATAACAAGGTTAGCATCCAATCCAGCATCCTTTGCAATAGATTTAATCATCTTATCAATAAGATCCTTATCGTTCTTGTAACTCTGAGAGATACCGCCGATATTCTCACTTGATAATGGATTCATCTTGTAGAGGATACGCATAGCCGCATAGGCTACGGGTTTCTTTACCGCTACAGAGTATTCGTCAGCCACAGATGCTGTGATGCTGAATTTATCTGCAGCATCAATAAACATCTTCTCCAAAGTCTCATCTGAGGTAGAGAAAGGCTGAATCTCACTTGCTATGGCTTCTGAATTTGTCATGCTATCCTTGTTATATTATGATACTTACTATGTCAACATTTATATTAGAAGGTGGCGAATTAATCGCCTACCTTCAAGATAATAAAGTCGTCAATACCATCAAAGACAGGCTGCATCCACATTTCGTTGGTAAGGTGGTAACCTGTCTTATCACGCCAGTAGCCAATGAGGTTGTCATCATAAGTTGAGTATGACACACCATCGATTGGGTCAACAGCCTCCAATGCCTGTGCACACTTAGGGACTGCGACCTTCTCTGCGCACATTGCGACAACTCGATTATCAGGAATAAGGTTGTAATTTGTACCGTTAGGTAACTCCACGAACTTATCCTCATCAATCTGAATAGTTGGCAAAAGAACAGAGCGCAAATAGATGTTTACCTGCTCTACCGACAACATAGGCGCAGTTGGATTTACCTGTATTGTACCAAGATTAAGCTTAAAGGTATCTTTAATCTCTTGCGCCTGACACATAGCATAGAAGGTGTTCTCCGACATACGAATGCGCAATATCTTGCGACCTTTCTTCTTAGCCTCGTCTTTGAGCTTCTTAATATCCTTGATAGGAGTAGCGTTAGCCAGTCCCCAATTAATTGTTGCGCTAATCTGATTTACTCCAAGATTGAATGTATAAGACACATTCGCTTTCGCATTATTAGCGCGAGAAACGGTCTGTGTACCCTTAAACAGACCCTCAAAATAAAGCATATCAATACGCTTATGAGGTGCGATAACAGCTCGCTCAAAAGGACGGAACGAGTAAGTAATGAGCTTATCGTAAGCAGCGTTAAGAACAGACTGGGTGTAATTACTACCACTCATATCCTTAAACTTACCCTCGAGGTAATGCATCTGCTCCAAATAGTCGTTATCAAGCTCCCATTCGTCAGCGATACGACCGATAGAACCTGTAATCTGTCCCCAGTCTGGCATGGTATGCAATGGACGCTCACCGTTCTTAGCAACAACAGAACCAACCATAGCAGCAGCATACTTCGCCATATTTGCTTGATAAACCTTAGCAGCACAATACTCCACAGGCTTCATTTCTTTCTTCCACTCTGCTGTATAAGTGGAAGTCTTCATGTATTCGTCTATATAAGTCTGAAAAGACTTAGGGTCTTGCAATTGTTTTAGAATTGAATTCATAGTCTTAAATCTCCACTTTTAAAATTACTGAATCTTAAACAAAGCGATACCAACAGCATTAAGAGCTGTCTTAATATCATCGTTGATTGGGTAAGGGAGTGAATCTTCCTCAACTTCCATTACTTGTAGTGTTGGTGTACATGGAATTTCACTCTCAGGGTCACGAAGGTCAAGTGTGTCATAAGAAAAACCAAGAACAGTATCTTTAGTCTTGTCAAAATCTGACACAACGGCACCTTTAGCTGCTTCATTAGCAAGTGCAGAAACAGTTAATGTATCAACACCATCGGCTGATGCAATTGCCGAGATAGTAGCTCCTGCAATCTTATCGCCGACCTTAAACAGCGAACCGCTTGCAATCTTCAATGTTGTAGCCTGTTTCTCTGCTTTTTCGGCAACTTTTGCAGTCTTTACTACGATAGCGTTACCCTTACCATCACCCGATAGTTTCAAAGTTGCACCCTTAGGAAGCCACTTCAAAGAGCTTGGCAAATTGGTACGGTCAAGCATGTAACCTCCTTGTCTACGCAGACACTGCTCTTCAAGCCATACAGCCTCTTGAATATCTTCGGGCTTAGTCTTGTGCAAGAAATAACCTGAATTTGTCATAATCTTTTCTTTTAATAGTTAAACAATCTTTTACCTTACAATGTTTTTACTTCTGTGGAGTTGGTGTGTTACGCTCGGAGAAGCCTTGCATTGCTTTAACAAAATCATTTTGCTCGTCAGCCTCGGTAGATACTTTAGGAGCAGCTACAAAAAGTCCACTTGAAACCATTGTCTGTTTAAGAGCAGTCCAATCATCGGCACATTGCTGTGCGAGAGTTTCAAGGTTCTCCTCCTTGTCGAGCTGATAACGTGAACGGAACTGTTCTGGAATATCCTTCAACTTTTCACTCTTGCCGAAAAGGTCGTTGAGACGTGCTCTTTCTTCCTTCTCTTTATATGGAGCGATAGCGGCAGCTACAGCATCGTTAATAGCTTGCTGATTACCTTTTGTTGCCTCGGCAATCATCTGCTGAACTTGCTCTTGCGTAAGCCCTGTTGGAGGAACTGGAGGAATAGGAGGAACTGGAGGAGTTGGCTTATTGTTAGGGTCGTTAGGGTCAATCCATCCATCGAATTTCTTCGTTGTTTCGCTGACCGCACGATTGAATGATGATTGCATCATGCCAACAAAAGGTTCAACTGCTGTAATAGCACTCGTTACATCCTCGTCCTTTGACTCATCTGTTAGACCACGACTTGCAACTATCTGGTCAACCAGCTTGGAAAGTTCATCCTTCTTCAAACCATACTTTGCAAATGATGTTTTGGCAGAAGCAAGCACTTTTTCTTTAATTGTCATAGTAATTCTGTTTTTGTTAAAAAATGATTTATCTACTTGCAAAATTACTTTTTCTATTAATTACTTAATAATATTTATTAATAGCTGTGTAAACAATTAGAAATAAGGGTTATTTTTTGCGTTCTAACAGCTTGTATTTAGTTTTTAGTATAGTTATCAAGGATATAATAATAAAAGCAAGACAACTTAAAATAAAAGTCATCTTGCTTTACGTTTAATCATATCTAACTTTGCTTTTACTTTCTGCGGATTCCTTGCATCATGATTATTCAGTCTTACTACATGATACCCGAGCCGCCATATACCCGAAGAGCGATTGTTATCTTTTCGCTTTTGGTCTTTAGCGAAATGGTAAGCCCCATCTAGTTCTATAATGGTCTTTATCTCGGGCAGATATATATCAGCGAAGTATAGCTTCTTTCCCGTGACTATCGGCTGTTGTGGTATTACCTTATATCCTAATTGAGTGCAGATTTTCGCCGCAGCCTTCTCAGCATCGGTTGTATGTGAAAGGAGGTCGCAGCGAATTTGTCTTATAAGAGCCTTGCTTATCTTCATTGCTGATTTTGCTCTATGAGAGGTAAGTTGCCATGCTTCTTCAACTCCTCGTAAAGAAACAATCTTCCTTTCTGAGTCCATTTTGTGTGCATCACCGAGCCATTCGTTCCGTTTCGATGAACGATAGGTACAGTATCAGATTGCACATAACCATAAGGAAGGTACTTTGCGTACAATATCCACTGACCGCCAACCTTATGTTGAATGCCAAAATTACGAAGCAAGACATTGAACGCCTTTGCTGACTGACCGTAGTCCTGTGCAATTTGCGTTGTCGTTACAGTCTCATTGCTTGATAGAATCTTATCTACATAAGTTACCTTTGGTTGCATCTCGGATATAGCGCCGTTCAACTCTACGATTTCCTTTGAGCTTGCTTCAAGTTGTTTCTGTTGCTCTTCAATTTTTTGTTGCTGTTTTGCAGCCAACATCAGAGCCTCGGCAAATGATTGTGGCACTTGATATTGCTCACATTGTTTGATTTCTAGTTCTTCCCAACGAAGAATCAATTTCGCTCTTGCCTCATCATTGAACTTGGTGGCAACATATAAACACTCTGTCCTATTGAGAATAAAACAAGGGACATCCTTGTATCCTCCGTTTGGCTGAGCTTGCTTATATGATGACAACGCAAAAATGCGTCCTGATACTTTCAACCACGCTTTTTCCATATTTCGGATGCTTCTCATAACATCAGCATGTCGCATCCCAGTCACCTCAGCTATCTCAAGTGAGTTCATTGTTTCTTTCTTTATCAACTCTTTCATTTCTTTACTATTTTTGATTTTCTAACATTTTTATCTCATCCTGTAGATAGAAGATTGCCTTGCTTAAATCCTGCACTCTCTGTTCACGCTCATTAAGGTTTATCTCTGTTTTACCTTTACGCAACAGATACTTGATTGCTGAGCCACAGTTAAAATCAAGGTGTCGACAAATATCAATAGGTTCTATACCGCATACTTCTTTAAGCCAAGCGTAATGGTCTGGGTGATTAACCATTTCTTTTTTGTTTTCTATCATTTGTCTTATCATTTTTGAGGGTTATTTTTATTTTGTTCCATGTATTGCTCTTGTTGAGCGAGCATCACGCTTATTATCAAATTCTGCATCTTTTCAATAATGAATTTAGGTGTTTCTGAACTTCTTATAAAGAAAGGATGCCTACCTCGCTTATGTTTACTAAAAAACAACTTATCATCATCACTTTCGATTTTTACCGATATTAAGTATTCTACAATAAAGAGGTCAGAGCTTCCTTTTTGCTTTCTTGTTGGCAATACATACTGTATTTTGTTTTCTTCAAGCCATTGTATCAACTTCTTTAGCTTAGTTTCGTTTTTCATACTTTCAAGCTTTCTTTCATATTGTTATATTCTCTGTTCGCCATTTCGTCAACTATCTCATTATATTTATCGCCATTATGACCTTTTACCCAAACGAAAGAAACATCTCTTAATGCTGCAAGTTCACGATATTTTTGTATCAAGTCGCTGTTTTTTACATCAGAGGTTAATCTACGTTTTAGAGTTTCAAAAGCATAAATAGCATACTTGGAATCTGTATGAATTGTTATTTTAGATGCAATAGGGCAGAAGTTTACCGCACTTATAATAGCAATCATTTCGGCTCTATTGTTTGTAGTATGTGGCAAAGCTTTGCTTCTGCGCTCTACTTCGACACCATTCTCTAAGACAAGGTATGCTGCGCCACCTTCTCTATTCTCTGATAAGTTGTTACAACTGCCATCTGTATAGCAATCAAACTCACGCCTTTTAATAGACGAGTTAATATAATTATCCAACGCTGTAGTCATAATTTTTTTCGATTTTATAATTTTTATAATCTATATATACCATATTTATTTTAGAGCGAGAGCGACACTCGATTTATTTTTTTTATTTATTAATTTATATATAGGCATACTATACCCACTTACCCTATATGTATTAGCATATACAAAGAAAGCATAGTTTTTAGTAGTAAAGGTTGCTCCTTTTACATAACTATAGTTTACCCCTTTGTATAAAACTCGTAAAAAATGGTTTTTCTTTATGATAAAATCGTGTTCTACGGCATATTTTACATACTCAAAGGCTGTTTTAAGGGAAATGCCTAACTTTTTAGCAATAGTCTTATATGACATACCCAATTCACGGAACTTGTCTCCATTTGCGTACTTCCTTATTATTGCTTTAGCTTTCTTTATAATCTTAGAACATTTAGAATGCTTTGCATCAAGAATGGCACGGTGGATAAAATCTTTCCTTTGTTGAATAATACATATAAGTATTGCGAAGAGTGACTTCTCTACTTCATTCAAACTATTAAATGAAGCATTTGTAAGTTTTTGATTTCTGTTTCTGTGCTTTGATGTGATAGATTGAAAAATAAGCGTTCTCCCTTCTATCTTTACTAAGTTTCTGTTTTTAAGAGTTTGCAACCTTTTCTTAATTGTGCTTGCATGAACACCAGTAAGGCTGCTTAACTTGCTCACGCTATATTCTTTACAGATATTAGAATCGGCAATCTGGTGATACCAAAGAACAAAAGAAATAGCTTTCAAGAATGCTTTATCCTTGAACATCTTAACAGCTATGCTATTTCTTATGTTTCTTATCATATATTTATATTTTAAAGTATAAAGCCAAACGGATGACAGGTGTAGGTATCATACCGTTTGGCTTCTATGTAGAACCCTCTCACTTATGTTGATTGGGCACATATTCATGTATTGTGGCTACACCTATTTTTGTTGCAGGAGAGGGAATCGAACCCCCGACCTTTTGGTTATGAGCCAAATGCGCTACCACTGCGCCATCCAGCGATGTTGCACTTTTTGGCTTTCACAAGTTAAAAAAGTGCTAAATTCCAATTTATTACATGCTATAACTAGTTTTCGTGGGCAAAATTAATAATAAATAATAGAATATAATAATAAAATCTCTTAAAAGATTAATAGAATATATTAATAAAATAAAAATAACTATTAAAAAATTTGGCTCATTGAAAAATACTTATTAATTTTGCGGTATCAAAATATTAATAAACTAATAGGAGATACAACAATGGAAACAAAGATTATTACAGATTTAGTTGCAAACTTGCACAAAGATATCCTTGATTATATTAAAGAGGATATTAAAACAACATGTCAGAGATTAGGCATTAACGCAGAATTTACAATAGAAAATAATAAAGACTTTCGTGGCAATAACTATTCTTGTATAGTAAGCTCGGATTTTCAAACAATGCCAATGATTTTTGAAAGCATTAATATTGTTGGTGGCTTATATATGAAAGAAGATAACGAAGAGTATTATGAGGTAGGAGTGTTTCTTGAATATCATTATTGTCACTTCGAAGGTGGTACAAATAGTTGCACTCTTGGTAAAGTAGTTTATGACGTTAAAAAAGGGTATAAGCCTGGTTCTATACTTGATAAGGCTTCACGATATGTTGATAAAATTAAGTCAATCACAATTTAATATAAAATAGGAGATACGTAAATGAAAAGAAAAATGATGAATCCAAACAACTGGAATGTAGATGAATTGAAAGAAGCAGCCGAGGTGTCTATTCTTACAGTAAGCTGTTTGTTAGTAACATATTTAGCAATCTGTATTGCTTATTAAAATCAACAATGTATGGAAATAGTAACAACAATGGTAAAGTTTCGTTGTCACAAGGAAAAGATGATGGAGCAAACTAAAAACGCTCAGATATTCATTTTTGATGGCAAAGAAGGTAAAACCAAGGTCTTTGTGCCGAAGTCAAAGTTAATTATTAAGAATGATGCTGTTAGTGAAGATTATAATCTATGCATCATGCCAAAGTGGGTGTTCTTTAATACGCAGAACCTTGCCCAAAACGTAGAATGTATTGGAGAAACCCAACATATGGAGATAGTTAACGATATAGAAGATTAGATTTTTAACCAATTAATAAGATACGACAATGAATACAATGAATTTAATGGGTATTAAACCACAAACAACAGAGGTAGCAACAGTAGCAGCACAACCAGAGTTGCAGAGTCCTAACAAGAACCAGTTCTTGGATTTTGAAACAAGTAAGGTTCAGATAATTACTCTCGAGCAACTTGAACGCACAGAAAAAGAAAATGATGTCTATGGTAAACCGCTTAAAGGCATCTATCATTTCGAACTTGTGCATCGGATTTTGGAGCTTTGTAACCAACATGGATATGACGCTGAAATATACGACCTCTTTGCTGCGAATAATAAAGACCGCAATACTCCAGGCGTTACACGCTTACCGCAGAAAGAAGCTGTCTTAGGAGATAAAGCAGTAGAAGCACATATCTTACGAAGAGTTTTTGCTAATATTCGTTTGCGTGATTTTGATAAAGGCGAAGGTAATGATGCAATAACAACCAATATGGCGGTATCGTTCCATCAGAAAGGAATACAGCTTGGTATAGGTCGTAATGTATGCGTGTGCCATAACCAATGTCTTATAGGAGCTGAGCATTATGGAGCTACATATTCTGAGTTCGGCAAGAAGCAACAAGGTTTTAAACTTGAAGAACTCTTGCAACGTGCCGATGCTTGGCTAACAAACCTTAGAAGTGTTGTTGAAGTAAGCGACCAATTTATTGAAAGAATGAATAATTGCACTATCCAAGCAGAACAAATGTTTACCATTATTGGTATGCTAACATCGCTCAGGGTTGCTTCTGAAACAAAATATAAAGCTATTCGCAACAATAATGTAGTACCGCTCAATCAAGCTCAGATAGGTAGATTAACCGAAAAGATGATGATAGCTTATCACGAGAAAGGACGAGTTACAGCATGGGATTTATACAATGTGGCAACAGATATGTATAAGTCTACACAGCTTGACCAACCGATGATTCTCTCACAAAACTTAGCGATGAGTGATTTTATTCAAAATCATATTCTATAGTAGTAAATAGTTTATTAGTTATGAAAATATGAGCCATATAGTTGCCGTGAGGTAACGGCTCTTCTACCCCCGAGGTATCTCAATCGTACACGGAGTACGTGAACTGTACAATTTTCAATCTCATGATGATATAATGTGCCAAATGTAAAAAGATTAGTATAAGGATGATGTCGCACTAACAGTTCATAAAAGCGAAAGTTGAGAAGGGTTCGAATCCCTACCTTGGGACTCTTATTTTTAAATATATAAATTATGGATAATGAAAACATTAGTCTAAATTGTTTAAACCTTATCAATTCGGGTTTAATGAACGTCAAAGGAAAGAGCGAAGTTAAACGTTGTTTGGTAGTACCTCTTGACGATAATTATGTAAATATCGTAACTGATGAAAGCGGTCGCCCTAAAGCGGCATATCTTAATCTTACGGCTTGGGTATTAAAGAATCCTAAGTATGACGAAACACATTTGATTAAGCTATCGTTGCCTAAAGAAGTCCGAGAGAAGATGTCGGAAGAGCAAAAAAAAGCAATGCCTATTATCGGTGGTATGAAACCTGTAGTAATGGATAGTAATACCATAAACGATAGTAATATTCCTTTCGTGCAGAGTGGCGATACGGATGATTTGCCATTCTGAACGAAACGTCTTATCGAAAGATTAAATCTAAAAATACAATTAAATTATTGATATATGAGAAGTAGAACATCGCAATGGTTTGAAATTGGTGTACGTTTTGAAAAGACGTGTGAAGATGGAACACTTAAAAAGGTTACCGAACAGCATGTGATTGAAGCTTTGAGCTTTACAGAAGCAGAAAACAGAATTACTAAGGTTGCTAATGAGTTTATTAGTGGCGAGTTTACTGTAAAAACAGAAGTAGAAGCTCCTTATAAAGAGATTTTCTTCTCTGACAAGACAGAGGATGAGTATTGGTATAAGGTAAAGCTTGAATTTATAACCATAGACAAAAAAACTGAAAGAGAAAAGCGTTCAACAGTAATCTATTTAGTTCAAGGTGCTAATATACATAGAGCGTTATCAAATATCGTTGATGTTATGGGAACAACCGCTCTTGATTATGAGATTATTGATATAAAGAAGACTAAAATAGTTGATGTTTACGAATATAAAGAGAAGAAAAAGGAGGAATAAAAACTATGGGACGACCAAAAAAAAATAATACAGAAATGATTCCAAATTTGGAAGCAAACGAATCTCAGAAAGAAGCCGTAATAACAGGCGTGTCAGATACATGGGCTGCACTCTTTGAAAGTGGTAAAGTTATACCATTGTATACCCACGAAGATATTATTATCAAGAGAGGACGTAATATAGTAAATTTAGGTGTTAAGCTTAAAGCTGGTGTAACTGGTTTAGTTCTTCCTTCAGAAGATTGTATCTTTAATGGTTTGCCAACCGAGATTGAAGGTTATCGCTTAACTAGTTTCTTTATTTCACCTGTATATGCAACAAATGAAGTGCAAATCGTGATACATGTCTTTGGCGATACAAAGATACAGGAACGAACAGATTATGGCGAGCGTTATAGAGATATTGTTATTCCAGGAGGTACTAATATAGCGACCATAGCAATACAATAGAAATAATGTGAATAGGGTGTCTATCTCCCTATTCACACTTAGTAAATATTATGAATATGAAAGAACTTGAAACAATGAAAGAGCTTAATACTCAATATAAAATATTGCGTAACAATGGCTTGGTGGGTGCTATAGATATTAGAGCAAATATTGGAACATATTCGGTCAAAAATAAAACCATCATTAATAAGATTCTCGACTTGCTAATATTGGAGTCGCAGAAGCAAATAGAAAGAGAGGTGAATGAATGATAGAATTAAGTGATAGACCAACAAGGGCAAAAAGAATAGTTGTTGTACAACTTAAAGGTAACACTCCTGAACCTTTCCGTACTTGCCCTGAGATATACTTAAAGTATAGCCGTGAAACTATCGGTATCTGTCTTAACGCTCTTTGGAATGTACTGGCTAAGACAGGAAGGTATGAGAATAAGAAGTGTACTATATCTTATCAGAATATCGAGCAACTTAAAACACTTACTTGGGATTAAAACAATAGTATTATGAAATATGACGAGTTTTTAGAACAGGAAAACAAAAAGAAAACGAAGCGCAAACCACGCCATAAAGAATCTCGCATCCAGCAACAAATGGTAGAATGGTTTCATCTTCAATATCCCAATCTCGTTATTGCTGCCATTCCTAATGGTGGGCGAAGGAATGCTCTTGAAGCTAAAATAATGAAAGGCGAAGGTGTATTAGCAGGTTTTTCAGACCTTATTATAATAGCACCTAAAAATGTCCTATTTGTTGAGGTTAAAACCGAAGAAGGCAGGCAGTCAGAAAACCAAGCTGTTTTTCAGAAGAATGTTGAACAGTTAGGCTTTCAATACAGCATTTGTAGGTCATTAGAAGAATTTATTCTTATCATAGAAAAGTGGTTAAAAGATAAATTCTCAGTGTAAATATATATGATATATTAATAGAATAATATTAAAATCTATTAAAATATTAATAATACATCTGGGAATAGTTGTCTATATGAATAGAATTTATTAATTTTGCGGTGTAGAAATTAATTATTTAATAACTTTATAAAGATACAACAATGAAGACAACGATTTTAGTTTTAATGAATGGTATTCTTTCAGAAGTAAATGATACCGATTTCGTAGTACAGGCTTGGCAAGATGGCAAATGGATAAACCTTTCGGTTAAGCCTAAACACCTACAAGCACAGTTTGTTCGTGCCAAATTCTCTAATATCTATAAAGATACACGAGTTGTTAAAGCAAAAGACCTTTTTTAAAGATAGATTATGGAAACAAAGAATGTTACAATGATAGACGGAACTGTAGTCGAAGCCAATACATTCGACTACGTAGTTCAAGTTTGGGAAGGTGGCAAATGGAATACCGTTGCTGTCAAGAGCGATTACGTAGCTGCTCAATCAGCACTTAATAAGTATTATTCAAAAGGGTATCGTTATACAAGAATTGAACAACTGTTTTAACCCCCAAATATAGGAGATACAACAATGACTAAAGAACAGGAAATAAAGCACCTTACAGCTTTAATAGGTGATACATTTTTTAATGAATTCTTCAGTACAGAAGATATTGCGCAGATGATACAAAACATACATGATGATTTCACTATTGAAAGTGGTTGTATGTTTTACAAAAAAGCTTTTGCTCTTGAAAAGGAATTACAAGATGAAAAGAAAGCTCACGACCAAGATATGCTTGACTTCGTTGAGGACTTGCTCGTAACAGAAGCACAAGGTGGCAATTTTCTTAATGTTGCGACTAAAAAAATCGGAATGGATAATACCATTAAGATTAAGCGTAAAAATAAAATTATGCTAAGCGAAGAAGAGATTGATTATTTAGTTTCTAAGCTTGAATAAAAAGATGATAACATTAGACCAAGAAGTAAATTGTTTAGGGTGTAAGAATAGCGAGGTTTATATCTGTTCTAACACCATGCAAGATACAATAACTTATAAAGTTGATGGCAAGCCTGATAGATATTCAGGCTGCCATAAATTTAAAAGGATACCTTATTAATTAAATTATAGGAGATACAACAATGGAAATTAAAGTAAACATCCCTAAAAATGATTATGTTCAGCCTACCGAGGTTAGACAAGAAGTAGTACAAGCACTTTGTGAAGCTTTTCTAACTACAAGCGGTTGGAAAGTATTCCATCCTTTTAGTGGTTCGAATAATGGCTGCCGACCAGCTAATATGTATATTAGCTTACAATCTCCGAGCTTTAGCAACCGCCATAATGCTAAAGGTTGTGTTAGAATACGAGGTTGCGAAGTTAATGCTGCTTTTAAAGCGTTGCGTAAAGCAGGCTATCATATGTATCAAGTATATGAATACGGCTCATGGATGGGTTATATTTGCGACGAGAAACCTTTCCATAATGGAGGTAGAGAAGTCGTAGCGTTTTATGATTTTATAGATTAAGCTTATGTTCATAGAATTTAAGAACTTAAACGTAGCATTCGGGAAGGAGTTTCCTTTAGCTTATGTTTATTTTACCAAAAACAACGGCGAAAGCTTTTTAAGAGAACAGGGTATAGCTTTATCTGGCTCATTCTCCAGCTTTATTCCGCTTATTGCAATCGTTGATGACGTGCCACAGAAAGTGATGAACTATAAGATTATCTTTACTAATTATCGCATTCTTAATGAAGAAGAAGAGAAAGGCGTTTTAGATACTCTTAAACGAAGTAATCTTACCATTAACAATAAAGGTAACATCTCCTTCCTTGATTATAAGCAGATATGTTTTGAGGTGAATGGAAATATCCTTCCTTACGATGACTTCTGTAAGTATGAACTACCAAAAGGAAAGGTATTCAAAACAGTCTTTGATAACGGCTATTCTTACTACGGTTCATATCCTTTTAATGGTAACGCAAAGAAATATGCCGATACGGCTATCAGTGTTGCCGAGAAAGTCGGTTATATTTGGGGCGGTTGGACTATGGGCTTTAAGCTCAATAGTCTTTTGAATATAAATGTTGTTTATGGCAAAGATGAAAGCTATTCTGTGGTTTCTAATACATAATAGATATGGAAGAATTTAAAGATAAAAAGTTTGTTGCCGAAGCAAAGGGTGAAGTACCCTTTGCTCAGCGAACAGCAGATGGGTACGAGTTGTTTAATAATGACAGAACGATGAAATTCTGTATCAAGAAGCAAGTTTATGTTAACACAGAGAAAGGTGTTCAACGGTCATTTTTTGCTGTGTATTGCTTCGTTAAAGAAAAAGAAAATTGGTTACAAAGTGATAACTATCATCAAGCAGAAACAGTTACTTCTTTCGTCAAGCAATTAAATATTTCGCCTTATTTTACAAATGCTATAAACGAATATCGTGAACAAATGAAAATAACAGAACTATGGTAAGCAAAAAGTTATTAAGTAAAGCCGTAATCGCTGATGCTAAGGAACGGCATTGTTCTAAATGTAGCTTTAATCCATGCTCGACAATTATGCTATGCGTTTGCTCAGAGGCATTCAGAAGAGGGTTTATTAAAGGTTATTTGACAGCTAAAAAAGAAAACAAGAATAGTATATGAACACAATTCAATTATACGATGGCAAAACATCAATTCAAGCAGTGAGCCCTAAGACGGAACGTTATATTAAGGTAAATGTCTTTGATAGAGATTCTTATGTATATGCTCCAGATAATGTTACAAGAGAATCACTTGAAGAAGCTCTCGATTATACCTTCACAATGCTCTGTAATAGTTGTTATGCTGAGAATGTTGCTACGGATATTATGTTACTCTTGACTAATGATATATTGGTTAAGAAAAAGGTGTTTAGATTTGGTGTCAAGAAACATTTTAAGGAGTTTCAAAAGTCACTACGCAATATCATACATATATATCAGCACTATATGAATGATGATTATTACTATGAATATTCATCTATCATATACGAAAAGCTTGAGCCAAAGATGGAGAAGTTGCGAAAAGCTATTGAAACTAAGCTCAGAAACCTAAAGGTAGATAATGCTTATATCTCGTCTTATCTTATCATTTTGTATAACATGATGACTCAGAATACAGATACCTTTACTCGTGTAATGGAAGTCGTTAAGAGGAGATATAGTGTAGACCTTACTTCTCAGTTTTCTTCTGTTTACGCAAGTATGCCACAAGCTCATGCTCAGAGATTGCTTGATGAAGTTATGCGCCAAGACCGACAAACTTTTAGCGATAGCATCACCAAAAATAAGGATATTATCAAACTTTGGCAAGAAGCTACTAAGGTTATCTATGACCCAATGTGCACAAAGGATGCTCGTATTGGTGCATTTAACGAAATGCCTGAGGAAACAAAAGCTCTTTATAATCTTGGAGAGGATGGATTCTGTGAATTAAAAGAAGCAAAGTAAAATTAAAAATATGAGGTATGGATAAGAAGGATATGCGTAGACTGATAATGTTTGGAAATGTTCGTTCTAAGCTTACAAAGAAGAAGCTATCACAGATAACTGTTCAAGAATGTCTTAATGACATGCGCTTTTGGAATAGGGATATTTGGATGTATGCTCCGCTCAAAATTAAATCAAAGGGTATATGAAAAAAATTATGTTTAACGATAAGTATGGTCTTACGAAGGCGGTATTTGAAGGAAGAAAGACTCAGATAAGACGTATTCTGAATCCGACAATGCTTTTTCAAAGACTAAATACTTACGAAGGTTGGGGAAAGGAAGATATTGCCGATTGGAAACAATCTTGTAAAGACCGTCTTTATAAAGCAGAAGGTGAAGAACTAAAAAAAATGCTTGATTACGCATTGGAACATTCACCATACAAGGTTGGAGAAAAGGTAGCTATTGCGCAAAAGTATACAGACCTTACATCCAACGAAGAGTTCTATCGTCTTTGCAGTATTCATGGAATGCCACTAGAGTGCATTAAACATGAAAAAGGTTGCAAAAATAAGCTGTTTGTCAAAGCTGAACTTATGCCATATCATATTCATATAAAGAATGTAAAAATAGAACGACTGCAAGACATCAGCGAAGAAGACTGCCTTAAAGAGGGTATCGTGGATTTTGAGAGTAGAATAAACAAGGCGCACTTTTACAGTATCACAGACGAATCAGCCACCTACGGTACTGCCAAAAAGCCATACGCCTTGCTCATCGACAAGTTATTGGGAAAAGGCACATGGGAAAGCAATCCATATGTGTTTGTTTACGACTTTATATAATAAGAGAATATGAGATTATTGACAAAGAAAAAACAAAATGAAGCATTAAAAAGAATGTTGGCAAATGCCAATATTGCTTATGATGAAATAATAAAGTCCGATAATTTCGACTACCGAATAGATATAAGTACTAAAATATGCAATAATTTGGCTGATGCTGCTTACTTCATTGGTGGAAAAAATATGATGGTTAAAGCAATGGAGTTGTATGTTAAACATATTTGCGACCATGATAAAAGAGGAGAGTAAAACAATGAACATGTATGTAACAATAGACTTGGATAGTTTAATGTGTAAGCTGTCTAATAAAGAACTATATGATTTCATGCTTGAAACATTCCGTGATAGAGTACCTGATGAATCTCATATAAGCCTTATTACAGAAATGTTTAAGGTTATGTTTGATACAGACCAAGAAGATGCTCTTGCAGCCATATTAACAAGCATGGGAGAAAACGCACTTCCTACAATAAAAGAGTTTCTAACTAATCATCCATGTTTAAATAAAGAGAAACCAATAGAAGGACTAACAGAAAGTGTTTATAATTATCTCGTTGCTCATTGTAATCATAAGGTAGAAAGGTGCAAAGATAACTTATCTTTAGCTGTTATCCATAATGAGCATAGAATCTTTTTGGAGTTATTAGAACGTGTAGGACGTAATTTTATAGAAAGGAAATAGACAATGGCAATATACAGAGTTGATTGTGCCCGTATATACACCACAAAAAGTGTTTGGGTTGAAGCTAACTCGGAGAGTGATGCAATAAACAAGGCAAAAGAAGAAAACAGTTGGCAAAAATATCCTGTAGATTTCATTCCTGAAATTACCTACATAGCTAACAAAGTAGAAAATAAGCCAAAAGAAGTTTCTCTAATGTGGGCATCTGTCAAGGACAAACTTCCACTTGTGGGAGAAGAA